CTATCGAAGCGGTTTCACGCGCTCCGGTTTGCGACGGTAAATGCGCTCAGTCACCCGACCGTCGGCATGGGCGAGAAGGGTCCGCGCGTGCTCGAGCGTCGCCGCATCGCTGGCGCATTTCGCACGCAGATCGTGCTCGTTGAAGCGTTCCGTAAGCTTCGTTACCTCGAGCGCCTTATTCAGGAAGTTCGTCCACATTCCCTGCCAGCCAGCCGCGCGGCCAGTCACTTCGTCGAAGTAGCAATCCCCCCGAAACGTGCAAAAGAGCCAGGGTGCGATCTGCACCGGTCGCGCCGCTTTTGCCATCTCAACTGCCTCGCGCAACTCATCCGACCACTCGATGATCAGTCGCTTTCCTGTCGAGTTTTCCGTCTTGCCCGGCGTCACATGGATGCCGTCTTCCTTCAGATTCGATTCCCTTATTCTCAGCAGATCACCCTTGCGTAATCCGGTCAGCAGCTTGATACGGATATAGGCCTGGACAGCGAGTACGCTGCCTTTCTTCCGTCGCGACGGCAGAGACAGGCATTCAATAATTTCCCAATCCTCGATGTATCGGTCGCGCGGTTTCTCGCCGTCGAGGCGGATCTCGCCTTTGAACGGATGCCGGTCGAGATAGCCCCACTCGACTGCTTTCGTGTATGCGTGCGAGAGCACGGCGACTTCGCGCCGGGCCGCTATTTTGGCGGCGCGCTTATCGATGTACTGGTAAATGTGCCGCGGTTTCAGATCGTTCAGGACCATTGCGCCGAGGACCGCGCGGAGCCGTTTGATAGCGACAGTGTTGCCGGCCTGCGTCGTGGGCTTCTTCGTCGGTACAACCTGCAGCAGGTAACGGTCTAGCAGATCCGCAATGGTTTTCGCGTCGTCGATGGTCGCCAGTCGATCAGCCCAGACCTTGTAGGCCTCAGGAAGCGACTTGCCGAGCCGGAACAACTGCTTGTCGTCCCACGCCGACTCCAGCCCCTTGGGCACCTGGAAGTAATACGCCCCGTGCAACAGCCGCCATCTGCTTGGAAGCCCCTTGTTTTCCTTTTTTCTGGGCTTCGGCATTTACGCGGCGCTCCAGTCTGGTTCAGTCGCTGCGACGCGCCCACGTTCCGCGGTTATGCCGAACTGCTGTTCTACGTGGCGCCGCAGGACGATGACGCGGCCGTCCGGACGGATCTTATGGTCAACTGCGAGCGAGCGGAGCACTTCCGCCTGGCACGAGCGGTGCCGACGACCGGTGAGTTCCACGAGCTCGTCATTCGAAAGAAACATTGAGTCGGACATATTTACTCTCCAAACCAATATCGGCGCGTGACCTCGATCACGCGTTGTGCTGCCTCAGTCATCCGTTGAGTTCCTTCTCGGCTGCAGCCAGTGCAGCGTTCAATTCGGTCATCGCTTCGTGCGTGCCACCCTTGTCTGGATGAACCTCGGATGCCCGTCGGCGGAAGGCTATCCGCACGGACGGCATATCGCGGACCGTTGACGGGACGCCGATGACGTCGCGCCATGTCCGAGGGGGCGCCGGCGGCGGGAGTGCGGAAAATCCAGTGAACGCGCGATCGAGGATCTGCGCACCACCGTGCCGGTCAATCGCGCGCATCGCCTCGAGCGTCGCGGCGATCGCGGCAATGTTGTCGGCCACCGCCTGATATTGATCAACGGCCATGACGCGGCGGATACCCCTACGCGTTTCCCAATAAACGGCGGCTCCGTGGTCGGCCGGCTCGCTCTGGTCCGATCGCGGCAGCCCGTCCAAGCGTGTTTTGAGGTTTGTTGAGATGACGATGTCGTCGCGGCCGACACCGAGCATGTCGAGCTCGCGCAGCACGCGTTCGCAGGCGGCAGCGACGGTGATCCATCGGCCGTCGTGCTTGAACTTGCCGTTCTTCTGCTGATGGGACTTCGTGCGTGGCCATCCGGCGGGCCATTGAAGCGGGTAGGCAGCAATCATTCGGTATATCCCTTCAAATCTTCCAAAGCCTGGATCATCGCTACGATGTCGCCCCTAGCGGCGGCGCGCGTGGCGCGATCGAGCGAAGCGCGGATCATCATTGCGCCCGGGGCGCCGGCCGGGCCGATCTCGACGTAGTGGCCGAGAATCACGGTCACACGCGCGATTTCATCCGGCAATGCATCGCCGAGGGTTCTGATTCCGCTCATGCTAGGATTCCTTCGAAACCACGACGGAGACCGTAATGGCAAAGCCCGTAATTACCCGTGAGCAGTTCATCAATATCGTCAACGAACGTCTTCCGGGACACCATTCCTACAGAGCGGGAACGCGAATCTTCTTGGTTCCCGTGGGTACGACAGGGGCGGCCGCGGCTGGCTACGATTTCGAACCCGCGGAAGCGACTGGCGTCGTCGCTAACGTCGCTGATCAGGTGATGTCCGAATATGACGTTGTACCGGGCCTGCGTCGCCAGTCTTGATTCGGCGATCACGTGAGCCTCCGGAACTCGATGACCCACACCCAAGGGTTCATATTCCAGCCATAGCCGCGCGCAGCGTTGAAGCTGTCCCAAATGTCACGGTAGTGCAGGACAAAGCTGCCGCGCTGCGACGCGCCGGCGAGAATCACTTCGCGGCCTGAAACTGGGTCGCACTCCCGCGCCCCTTCGGCGCGCGCATCGTCCTCGCTGATGTCCTGCAGCCGCTCGACGCGCACGCCGGTGACTTCGAGCGTGATGCGCGACGCCCAACGCGGCATGTGGATGGAGGGCTTCCAGCCCTGGTGCAGGTTGTCTTCGAAGTCGACGTAATCAGGCATCGGGCCGCCGTCGGCGCGGTATTCGCAGAATTCCGGCTTGTGGTAGTCCGTGTCCGGATCCCATGTGCCTTCTTCCCACATCGGACCTTGGAACGTCTCGCGCACCCACAGACGATCGCCGGGCACGCCATAGGGCGAGTGTTTCTCCGCGAATTCCCTTTGACCCATGCAGTGGTATGTTCCGATGCTTTTGCACTCGGCAATGACGCTACCGCGCACCGGCGTGGTCGGGAAACAGTCCGGGCAAATGAAGAGGTCGCCGACCTCGACGTCACTGAATTGCGGGGGATTCGTATGGCTGATGTACGGTTGTTTCTTCATGACGCGCCGCGTCTGCGTCTTGCTGCCGTCGAGCAGCGCTCGCACCATTGCGCCGCTGAAAAGGATAGGTCGCTCTTTCATGCAGCGTGTACCTCACAATAGTGCGGACCGAGTTGGTTCGTCAGGCAGGTGCAGACCGGACCCAGCGGCTGCGGGGCCGCGGCAATCGCGATCCCATACATATCGATCGTGCCGTCAGTCATAAATAGATGCTCGTAGCCGCCGGCGCGTAGCTTGTCGGCGATCTCCTGAAAAGTGCGCTCCGTGACCTCAAGCGTCGCTACCGTGCGTGTCATCGGGCACTCCATAACGGAGGAAACTCGTCGTGCGTGCGGTCCGTCCGCTCGGCTTTGCTGTTTTCGCTCATCTCAAACCTCAAGTTTTCATCACTGCTGCCGTTAGGCTTTGCATGAACCTGAACATGACCGTCGCCGAAGCCAAAGCAATCTTCGAATCCGCCAGCGCTGCTGCCGAAGCCAGCGTCGTCGCGCAGTTCGGAGAGTTCGACATTTTCAAAGAGAGGCAGGGCGCCGCGTACGACGTGGCGTTATTTACCGTGCTGGCAGAGCATTTCGGCGACATGACGTTGCCCGAGCTGCTAAGCATCGTCGGGTGACTGGATTGGGCGGTCGGCGGTCGCAGTGGCGGCGTCGGTGCGCGCGATTTCGGCGTTGCCGGCAGCCGTGACAGTGAAGTGCTCGCATTCAAGCAAGCCCGCGTCGGCCCATTTCATCAGCAACCAATAGTCAACAGCCGTTTCGCCGGCGCCTTCGAAATCGCGGCAGGCCTGTAAGAACTCATCGCGCTCGTAGTCGTCATCGAACAGCGCGTCATCCGCGAGCGCTGTCTGTGCTGAGGGGGCCCCGATCGACCAATCCAAATTCCACAGCATCATGCAAAAGTTTGCTACATCGCGCGGGTCGCCTTTGTCGACGTGAGCGCGGAGCATTTCCGACAGGACGAACGGCGAACACTGCTGCCAGCCGCTGCGACCCTTGGCGCGCGCTGCTGCCAGTTTCTCTTTCATCGCAGCCGCAAAGCGATCCACGGCAACATCGTCGGGATGCTCCGCACCCTGCGCCACATTGGCGGAAGTTGATGCGGCGCGGGCGATCCGACAGGAGGCGTCGCCGGGGTGCTCACACGGCCCGAGTCCACTGCACATACACGCCCCGCGCTCGTCGTGCTCGACCGAGGGCGCACCCGCGCTGATTGCTCCGTCATCCGGCTCAAGCGCAGCCATCTTCATGCACCATTCTTTGGTGATGCCAGCAGGCTTGCTTGCATCCTTGTCGAGAGGGGCGGTGTAGACGATGCGCCGTCGCGTGTAGCCAAATGCGGAATATGTTTCGTACGTCACCTTGTCGACATCGCCCCAAACGGTTTCTGGAGTTGGCCAGCCGGTCTGGTAGATTGGCTCACGCGATTGGGCTGGCGCGGTAATGGACGCACGCACCGCAGCTGCAAATTTGTCGATCGCGCGGTCGAATGCATTGGTGCCTTGCGCTGCGCCAAATAGGCCTGCATCGCGCGCCATGATCCATAGGTCATCGCTCGTTTGAGCGGGAGTAGTGCTCTCGCTCATGCTTCGCCTCGAGCCTGGTTGATCGCATCGGAGATCGCCACCATGTCCGGCCAGTATTTGCTTTTGGACGGCCTGAAGTTCGGATCGGCGACGATGAGCTGTGCCATAAGGCCATCGATAGCCGCATGCGCTTTTTCGAGCAGCTGCAAATGATCTGCCGACGCCGCCGGCGGCTTGGGGACGTAGGGACCGTGAAGCGTAAGCGTGCTGAGGAAGCGGTCCGGTGCCACCTCTTGATCGATCGCCAAGCAGAAGATGCGGCCGCCCTGCGAGACGAGCGGTACGAGCAGGTCTGGATTCTGCGTATCGCCGCCGATATAGACGCCTTCCTTGCCGAGCATCGCACGGACCTGCGGCTGCAGCAGGTCGATCTCTTCGGCTTGACCAATGAGAATCGGATTCTTCACTTTGAGGCCTCCTGGATAGCTGCAATCTTTTCGCGCGCCGCGGCGACGTCCGCGTCGGCGTGACTGGCCCATTCGGCGCCGTGCGCGAGCACATGTTTGATTAGCCAGTGAAGGCAATAGGCCTGTTCGTCCTCGGCGCGTGTCTTGATGTCCGCGCCGACGGACCTGAACAGGTGTGCGTAACGCGCCAGCTGGAAGCACATCATGCCGAGCACGTGGTGAAGTTCCGGCGTCATCTCGGCGGGGTAGGTGAGTGCACGCTTGCCAGTGCCCGCGCGTGCGGCCGAGAGTTGGTCGGCGATCGCTTTGGCGAGATCCGGCGCCGCGTTGCCGTACTCATAGCTGCGGAGTGCGTTGATAGCCGCGAGAACCAACTGATCGCTGACGGGCGCAGCATCATGTTCATTCGCAGGAAGTACGTTTGGTGTGTTCACTTGTGCTCCTCAAATAGGTCGCTTTGCGCCGCGGCGTCGATATGCTCCGGACAGCGGTGCACGTCAGCTCCAATTTCGTGCGCGTGCTTCGTGCACAGGTGCCGATCGCATGTCTTGCCGGGCCTGACCGGGTAATCGCACTGGAAGCCGCTCGGCGCGTTGCAGCCGGCGACAGAGCAGCGCCGCACGCTCCTTCGCCCGCGCGTGCAGACGATTCCTGAGACGCCGCCGGGAAGGCGAAAGGGCGTGCAGGGCATGCTGGTTACGCCGCCGTCGGCGAATAATTGATGCCGTCGATCGGGTGGTAGTTGTTCGAGTGCTTCTGGCCGTCGAGGCGGATGCGCAGATACTGACCATCCGCGCCGGTGATGACGCCGGGCTTTCCGTATGCCTCGACGCGCTGGCCGCGCTTCGGATCGACGCCGTAATACGATTTGATGTAGTCGAAACTCATATCTGTCCCGAGAAAAAGGACCGGGCCGAAGCCCGGCCAACACACGCCGCGCTGACGAGAGGATCAGCGCGCCGAACTACTCAGTTTGGTGTTCGAGCTGCTGCGCGCGATCACGACCGGACCCACGTGCAATACAACTCGTTCACCGCGATCTCGCGCGAGCATCTCGACGAACTCGGTGCACAACGCATGCGTTGCGCTGTCCGTCGGGATCCGCGAAGTGGCGTACGCGCGCGCCACGTCTAGGAACGCTCCGCGGCGGCGCGGTTCGCCATACATCAGTTACCTACCACTCGATAGTTGGCCGGCTGCGTGTCGGTGCGCGATTGCAGCTCGGCGGGTTTGAGCGAGCAATCGAAGCCGGCGGCGCGGTAGGCGTCATAGACCTCTTTGCTCACTTGGCAACGGATGAGCACCGCGGCCTTCTGAAGCTTGTCCTTCGTCGCGGTGTCGTCCGTCACGGTGGATTGCCGGACAGTCTCGGCGGCCGCGACCTCGAGCTTGCAATCCTGCAGGCTGTGAGACGCACCACCGACCAGCGATACGCCGGCGATCGCGCCTCCGAACTGGACCGTCTGGCCGCAGTTCATCTGCGAGAAAGAGGACGCATACGCGCCGAGAACCGGGGCGCTGACATTGCGTACCGTCTCGGACGTATGTTCCGGCGTTTGGCTAAACTGGATAGAACCCTGTGCAACCGAGTTCGACGACGATTGTTGCGAAGCGCTAGCCGAAGTAGACGACGTCTGCGCGAAGGCATGGCAGGTCCCCAGTGCTAGAATCATTGCGACGGTGAATTTCGTGCTCATCGTTACACCCCCAAGGTGTGTGTGACCGGGCCTTCGATATTTACGGTATCGAAGGCCTTCTTCGTTACTGACCGTAGGAATAGCTGCCGGCGAGGTTGGTGTAGCCGTAGGACGAAACGTCGGTACCGACACCCGACTTGCTCGAGCCGTAGCCCGAACCACTCGTGTAGCCGCCTGCGGATGCATTCGACGTGCTGCCGGTGTAGCTGCCCGATGCCGACAGACCGCCGCCGGCGTTGAAGCCGTAGCCGCCGACGGCGCCGGTTCCGATCGCGGTGCCGCCCAGCGCGTAGCCACCACCCGCCGAATTGCTCCACTGCGACGAATAGCCATTGCCGTTCTGGCCTGCCGAGGCCTGCGAGCCGCCCGACGTGCTCGACGACGAACCGAAGCCGCCGCTGAACGAACTCGACGTGTTGTTCGAATAGCCGCCGGCGAATGCGGCCGGCGCCGCGACGAATGCGAGAGCTGCTGCAACTGCGATGGTGATGCGCTTCATGGTCTACCTCAGGTTGGTTTGTCGCGCGGTGGTCCGGCCGCGCCCGGTACTGCAAATTCAATCCTCGTTTGCCTTGTCGCCGTCGAGCTCGGCCGCGGCTCGATACGCCTCCGCGAACCGCTCGAGCGCGCTGATCGGGCCGGTCACGCTGTGGTATTCCTGCTGTCCGATGCGCCCATTCAGGACCACGGTGAGGCCAGCGGCGCGCGCCAGGTCGACGATGTCGGGCATGGTCAAGGCCTCGTGGTTGGGAAGGGCCACGCCGCGGCCGGGTCGAGCGGTACCGCGCGCTTGCCCTTGGCCGACTTGTTGGCGGTTGTCTTGCCTTCGCCTGCCGGATTGGCCGGCGTAAAGCCCGGTTCGGCACGTATTGGTGACTTTCGGACGGCAGCTTTCTTCGCGGCCGGTGCAGTCTTCTCCTTCGCCGCGGCCTTGGACTTGGCCACCTTCGCTGCCGGCGGCGTTTTCGGACGCAGCAGGGCAGGCAGCCAGCCGGTATCGGTGAGCAGTTCCTCGGCTTTCTGTGCGAGCTCGGCCTTTTTCAACTTGTCGGCCTGCTTGATCGCGATCTCGCCGACACCAACGTCTTCGAGCGCTTCGATGATCACTGGCTTGGGCACTTGGGACAGAAACGACTTGCGCGTCGGTTGCCACCAGTCGGCCATGTCGAGCCCGATTGTTTGTTCAACGTGCTCGAGAGGGCGCGAGTGATCGTTGCTCGTGGTGGTGTTGATGCAGGCCGCCGTGCAGAACGCGAGCAGATCGATCACATCGACGGCGCTCTTTGCAGACACGTACGCGAAAAGCTCTGTCGGATCCTCGGGCAATTCGGCCTGCAGCTGCGCGCGGCGCTCAGTGAGTGCAGCCCACGCCTTGCTCTCTTCCATATCGTCCGCGCTCGACGTGAGGTTCGTGAGCTGCTCGGTAGCCACGATCGAGAGACCGCCGGATCCGTAGAAGCCGTTGTAGACCACTTTTGCGAGCAACGTCGCGCACAGCAGGTCGAGGGCCACGCGCGGCGCTTCGAGCAGGTGGGCAGACATGGCGGCCGACCGGTTCGCAGTGAGCTTGCGCAGCAGCGTGTCGCTGTACGTTGTCTTCTCCTCTTCGATAGCTTCGCCAGCGGCGGCACGCTTCTCTTTGTCGGCCTGGGCCTTCGCCTTTTCTTTGGCCGCGGCTACCTTAGGATCGATCAGGCCGCGATGAATCTCGAGACTTCCGTGATGGTTGATACCGATTACGGCGCCGGCGCTTTTTTTCTGGCGATCGGTGAAAGTCTCGACGCTCGCGCGTATCGCAGCGATACGGTCGACCGCTTTCTCGGCCTTGTGCTCGAGCTCGGCAATCTCACCGTCCGTGAGCTCGTCGTCGTTATCTGCCCGCAGGGCTTCGTTTGCCGCGTTGGCCGTTTCTTCGAGTGCGGCGATCTCTGCCTTTTCGTCTGCGGTGAGTTCGCGCTTCTTCGGTTTGCTGCGGCCGAAGGCGTTCACATCGTTGAACCCAAGTTCCGGCACAACCTTGACGAACGACCAGCCCTCGGCGCGCAACGATTCGGCGGCGGCTTCCAGTTTTTCGCTCGCCAGCTTCTGCAGGAGCGCCATATCAGTGATGTAGCCGCTATCAGGACCGCCGAAAAGATCGCGCAGCACGTTGCCGCCGGCGGCTTCGTACGCATTGAGTCCGACGAACTTGGCGGTGCGAAGGCTCGTCGCATCCGTCTTGCCCTTGGTGAGTGCATGGCGAAGCGAGGACGCATGGCGGTAATACTGCGGCGCGCTGTGCCATACCTTGCACTGGAGGGCCTGGTCGTCGGTTAGCGTGAAGGCCTGCAGTTGCTCGAGGTTCATTCCGCCGTTGCGATAGATCTCGATGAGCTCGGGCGCCACCTTGGCCAACGACAGGCGGCGTTGCACCACCAGCGGAGTGCAACCGAACTGAGCAGCGATATCCTCGACCGGGGTGCCTTCCTCGAATAGCACCTTGAACGCGTAGAATTCGTCGGCCGGGTGCATCGGCTCGCGGCCGGTGTTCTCGGCGACGCTTGCAGCTAGTGCATGGTCCGGCGTCGTCAGCAGGCAAAAGACAGGGTGATCGGCCGGGAGCTTTCCGTTCTGCTCGAGCAGCTTGAATGCGCGATATCGCCGGCCACCGCCCACCACGCCTTTATCGTCATCCTCCGGAATGACGATCAGGTTCTGAAGTTGCCCTTGGGATTCCAACAGCGCGGCGAGTTCGGTCACATCGCTCTTGTCGTTCGCACGCGCGTTCAGCGGTGAGATATGAAGCTGCGAAAGTGGCACGGTGATCAGCCGCCCTTCGATAGTCTTTTTGGTCATGGCGTTGGCTTAATGGGTGGTGTGGGGCGCGGCGTCGGCGCTGCTGAAGATCGCGCCGAGAATGCCGGCGAGCGCCGCGTTGCCGAGCGAATTGGCTTGAACGGGCTGCGACTGGCGCTGACGGAGGAGATACAAGGCGCGGCGCCAGGCGTCATTGGACTGCGGGTCGTCCAGCCACATCGGCATCCAGTTGCCCGCACCATAGACCGCGTCATAGCGGCGCATGGCGGCGGCGCGCGTCGAATGGATCGGGTCTGCGATGTCCGGGTCATCCTCGCGCAGGATGTGCTCCGTACCCATGGCGAATTGACAATGCGGCGCGGTATAGCTGTCGAACTTAACGCAGCCGAGGCGCTGCCCATCCTCGCCGAGCGCCACGATGGACTGCAGGTGATCTGACGGCCGCGAATCGTTAAAAATGAAGATTGTCTTCATGGCGTTGGTCCCTTCGTTTTATGCGTCATGCGCCGGCGCTGGGCGGCGCGCACATGCGCGCGGGTGAGTCGATAAGCGTCTCGAAGCGAAATACTGTTTGCTTGCAGATCCGCGAGCAGTTGTCAGAGAGTCGGTGTGGGCCTGCGTCGCTGCATCAAAAATCCTGAAAAAACGGGCGCTGAAAGAGCCGCCCCCAAAGCTCGCCGTGCCGGGGGTTAGAGCCGACGAGAGACCACTGAAAAGTCATTGCGCAGTTCGACCAGCGTGAGCAGTGCGCGGAAGTGCCGGGCGCCCAAGTCGACGGTGCAGTTTTCGGTCTGGATGGTGATATCGCCATCGGGCCAGGAAAGCAGCTGCACGTCGCCGACGAAGACCACGAAGTCAGGTTTGCGGCCACTTGGTGCCGCAGGTGTCACGGCGGGGCCCGGCGAGCGTGTCGGGAGCGGAGGCGGCTCGCTTTGGGTCGACGACGGCTCTGGCTCCGTTTCAGCCGGTTGGCGCATTGCGGCGATCGCGGCCGCGGCTTCGCTTGCCGGCACCGGGAGATTCGCCGGCGCGGCGGGCGCCGCTGGTTCCGGGTCAGGATGCGCTGCAGCCGACTTTGCCTTCTTGCGACCGCCCACGATCGCGGTGGCCGCTTCGAAATGAGAGACAGCGGGAGGCGCGGCGTTCGCCCAGGGCGCCGACCCCGCGGTACCGCTAGACGCCGCAGGCAGCGAGTAGATCCCGCGATCTCGTGCGAGCCGTCCGTCGGTAACCGCCTTTGAAACATATGGATTGATGCCGGCGGCCGGATTGAGACCAAACGCCACGCACAGGTCATGGCTCGACGTCGGCCCGTGCTGAGTCACATAGGCGATCACGCGATCAGCCCATCTGAGGGGCTTGCCGCTCTGTTCGCCGCCGGAGCGTTCGCCCTTAAAAAGCGGATTCGACCACGCACTCGCCGGCATCCCCGTCGGGGGAATGCCGCCGACGTCAGCATCGGTAACGACAGGCTTCGGACGCGCCGTCGGTTCGGCCGACGTGATCGCGACTGACTCGCCGGCGGTTGGGAACATGTTGGGATGAGCCACATTTTTCATGGTTGTCATCCGATGTGCGCCGCAGCGCCATGCTTGGGAAAGAAGCGCGTGGCGCGCGCCACCATCGTGTCGAGCTCGAGCACCGCCTGCTCACCAGCGGCATGCGCATCGGTGTAAAGCGCCGGCAACGCCGCTTCAAAACTTTCGCGCACTTCGTCGCGCGTCGCGCAGCGATCGCCGAGATACCAGAAGACCTGCTCAGCGTCGCCCATATGCACCCAGGCCGCATCGCCGTCAGGTAGGACCTCGTAAGCGCGCGTGACCCAAACCATCATCACGCCACCGCGGCGATGCGAGAGTTCTTTGGCGCGAAACTTCGCGCAGTCCTGATGGGTAGGCGGGATCACGCATCGACGGCCGACAGCAGCCACCGGACGCAAGACGAACGCCTTGTACTGACCGAGCGGTTCGCCGCAGATCGCGCAGCGCTTGTAGTAGTGGCTCGCCGCGAGATCCATCACCGGATTCATACCGAGCGATTCAGGCAGCGGACCGCCCTGATGCGCGGTTACCATGCTCCGAAGGCGCACGGGAAGCGCAGACAGACCGTTTTGAAGAAGCATGCTCATTGCGCTTCCTATGCCGGAGGCGCGCCGCGATCGCGCCTCCGGACGAGCCCGATCATCGTTCGCGGGGGCGGGCAGGGGTTGGTCGGATTCGAAGGCGCGATCAAAGCGACCAGCGACGGTCGTAAGCGTCCAGGCGACGGATCCGCCGGCGACGAGGATCGAACCGATATAGCCGAGTGTGTTCACGATTCGGGACCCTCTTCGGAGATGAGATTGACGCCCTTCGAGGCGGCCGTTTGCTCGACAAATTCCTTGAACGTCTGCAGGTTGGCGAGCATTTCGCGCAGGGTGGTTTCGGACGGCCCGAGCTCTAGCGCGCGCTCGACGGCGTGAATGGCGCCGCGTTGCACGAGGTGCTGGGCGATCAGCGTTTGGGCATCCATCTGCAGGATTCCGGCGTGCGCGCTGTCCCAATCGGTGATGTTCTCGATCGCGGCCATGTCAGTCCTCGTCGATGTCGTTTGCAGCACGGCGCTTGATATCGACGCATTGGTCGTCGAAACCGAGTGAGGGCTGGGTGCCGAACTGGCGGCGCGGTTGCGAGGCGCGGCGCGTACGCGGGCTCGGATGGAGCTGCGCACGCACGGCTGCCTGAACGGCGGCGCGTTGAGCGGGATTGGCGATCGCGGCATCGGGGTCGCCATCGACGAGCTGCGGCGCGGCGCGCATGAGCAGTTCGTCAGGGAGTCGGGCGGGAGTGGGTCGCATGGCTGACCTCACAGGCACCGAGTGAACGAGCACGACGTATCGCCGGCGTCGGCGCGATCCTCGTATTGCTGCCAGCCCACATAGAGGAGGCAAAGGAAGATCACGCCCATTACGGCGAGCACATTGCGGGCGATCCGGAAAGCCGACTTCACAGCGCGAGCGCCGCGCCGGGTATTGCCGGTGGGTGTTGCTGACTGTTGGTGGGCCATCCTTCGCTCCGGTGTAGGTCCGTGTTGGAGCGAATATTAGGCAATGCCATATCTTTTGTAAAGAGGCAATGCCATATTTTTTTGTCGAAAGTGCCTTATCGCAATATGGCGATCGTCAAAAGGTGAGGGGTGGAAGACTGCTGCGCCTTAGCCGGCGAGACCGGAGTGCACTTCGACGAGATGACTTGAGACGGCGAGGACGAGCTTAAGAAGGCTGATCGCCTGCGTGCGGTTTACGACGAGTGGCCGGGACTCGATCCGGCCATCTTGGAAAATGTCGATGTGTAGGGATGTCGTGATGGTTTTGCGTTGCGCGCGGCGCACACGTATTTGCGCTCTCCGCGTGGCACGTCGGAAAGCATCGAGATCAACCACTCTTGCGGCGATGTCCTCGGTTTGTCGATCGTCCATCCTTGTTAACCCCTCGGTCGGGTGCGAGTCCGAGGTCCGTTAGTGCGTCCTCGACCTCTTTGTCGGATGGTAATTCTGCGTCCGCTACAACTTCTTCAATTCGCTGAGAAGCGCCCGAAACCGCTTTCTGTGCATCGCGTAGCGATGTAAGGATTGTGTGTATGGCAAGAAGCTTTTCGGTCGGAACGCCTGCGGCGTCCGCCTCCATTGCAGCGCGCGCAATCAATGCGACAGCATTTGAGAACGGTGAGTCCCCCATCTTGCCGTGAGCAAATCGACTGAGCTCGATGTATTGGGCATTTTTGATCAGGCCGGCATAGGTTCCGGTCTTCCCGCCCCCCGTTGCCATGGCAATGTATTCGAGGCCCCAATAGCTCGGATCCGCGACGTCACTAAAGTACGCGATTAGGTCCGTGATGCGGCCCTTGGCTATGCGGCCATACTTGATCCAATCCTGAACGGACGCTGGTTTGACGCCCATAGCGTCAGCAAACGCCTTCTTCGAGACGCCTTTTCGTTCGATGGCGCGCGCGATGGCGGCGCCTAATTCTGTACCGGTAAGCATTGCCTAATTTGACCCGTACATGGGCACATGCGGCAATGCCTTGCAAAGATGAGGCAATGCCATATAATGCGCCTCATGAGTGATACCTCTTCTGACGCTGTCCTGCGGGCCAGCAAATTCTTGGGCGGGAACGCGGCGCTTGCGCGTGCGATCGGCGTCAAGCCTCCGACTGTTCAGCAATGGGTGAATGGCGAGCGCCCCGTTCCACCGAACCGATGTGTAGCGATCGAACGCCTCACATCCGGAACAGTCACGCGCAAACATCTGCGGCCCGACGATTGGTCCGAGTACTGGCCCGAACTCGCGCTTCCAGTCCGTCAAGAGGAGGGCGTCTGACATGCGTCGTATCCGATCGATGTTGATCCCGGTACGTGGGCAGATCCACAAGCGAACCGAGGCGCGCCCGGATTGGGAGGAAGTGCTCGAGCAGCGCGCGCGCGAAATCAAAGCGTTTCGAGAGGCCGGGCTCCAGTTCCCGGATCTGGCTCGTGGCGCGCGCATTCCGACGCTGTATCCGGGCGAGCAGGTTCCGAAGACTCTCGAAACACTCCGCTGCGAAGCGCAATGGAGGGCGTTTTTTGCGGACGTCAGCTTGCCGGTGGCTCCAGAAACTGGAGCCACTCGTCCTGAAAGAACTCGAACGCTGCGATCGACAGGTCGCTCGTTTTGCTCCCGAGTGATCGCGCGACTGCGCCCTCGGAAAAGTGCCGAAACGCATCCGACACCGCCTGAAGATCTGGATGCGTCGCGATGAGCGCTTTGAGCATGACGACATTTGATCGCCCAGCTGCTTCGCTCATGCGGACGCGTACCTCCAGCTCGTGCAGTCGTTTTTCGAAGTTCGTTTGTTCGTTCGGTTCGTTCATGAGGGTTCCTTTCCGTGAGGAAACGGTGCGTGTGGAAGCCACCGATTCTAAACGGGGTGTGAACCCTCACCAATTCTGTCGTGGGGCGCAGATGTGTGCGCCGGGCGGCGCGTGAGTTTTCGGGGATTTGCATGGTGTCCATGCAAAAAATTTTCGACGCCGGCCGACCGGTGTAGCAAGAGGTGTATCGATGACATTTGACTATCACAGCGCCGCCCGGCGCCCGCGCGGACGGGCCATCCACCCCCCGACGCCGACGCAATCCATGGACGCTCCGAAGTTGCGCTTCCTGCCCCGCGAGCAGGTCGAGGCGTGCGCCACATTCCGCGATGCCTGCGTGTTGGCATGGAAAAACCGTCAGTTTCCGGGCATGACCGAGACGTATCTCGCGTCGGTGTGTGACCTCACGCAGCAGCACGTCTCTGAGTACTTCCAGGCTGACGAGCGCGACGAGAAGGGCCGCAAGCGCCGTCAGTTGCCAGCCGACAAGGTCGGCGCCGTGCAGGAGCAACTCGGCAACTGTGCGATCGGCCAGTGGCTCGCTCGAGATATGGCGGTACGGCTCGTCGAGGAATTCTTCGCAGCGGAGAGCGTTCGGTGACAGAAGTTGAGGCCGATCGGCTTACGAAAGAGGCGTTGCGTACGGCGCGCGCCCGGGCAGGAGACAGCGAGTCGGCAACGAAATCCGAAGTCCTTCGGATGATGCGCAACGACGCGCAGCTGCAGGAGGCTTTCGCAGTGTTGGGCATTGCCCGGCTGCGGGACTCACAGGATTTGCGCCACTGATGGGGTTGTGATGGATCTACACGAACTGATGAACGTGGTGCTTCGCGCATTTGTAATTGCGCTGCTGCTTTGCGTGTTCATGCCGGGGCAGGGGCGTTTTCACATGCGTTTCAGCTTGGGCTTCGTCGCGTCGCTCGCCGGTGGCATTGGTTTTCTTCTCTGGGGTCACTGATGTCTCACCACCTGACCAACCTCACCTGGGATATCGCCGAGGCGAGCAGCGACCTGAGTTCGCACGGCCTCATCGTACTGCTGCGTCTCGCGCATCTCAGCGTACAGAGCACTGGCGAATGCTCGGTGACCGTTCCGGAGCTCGCCGTGAAGTGCCGGATCTCGGATAGCGGCGTGCGTCGCCAGCTGAAGGTGCTCGAGGCGATGGGCTTCGTCATGCAATTCAGGGAAGGGCGTCGAACATGCTTCCGTATCAACGTGGCGCCGCGCAATGACTGAAGTCAGCACGAGACCGTTGCCTATGAATGCGGGGCTTGTCGAGGCCGCGATCCGTCGCCACGTCGACCATCGCCGCAACCTGCTGATTCCCGAGGCAGCGGTTCGTTTCGAACGGCCCGGCCAGCGTGGTTTCGATGAATACCGTGCGGACTTCATGATGGTCTCGGATGCGGGCTACGGCACCGAGCTCGAGGTGAAAGTGTCGATCGCCGACTGGCGGCGCGATCTCGCGAAGCCAAAGTGGGTCTGCATGCCGTCGTGGATCAGCCGCTTCGTGTATGTCGTGCCCGTCGATCTGGGCATCCCCACATTTGTTCCAGCCGGTGCTGGCGTCTGGCACGTCGTGCCGACACTCACGCGCCAATACAGCTCCGACGAAGTGCGGCCGCGTGCCGACGGTTACGCAATCGTGGTCGCGCGCGCGCCGCACGTGAACGGTCGTGACAAGGTGCCACCGGCTGTGATCAGCAAGTGGCACAAGAATCTCTATTACCGCTATTGGGACCAGCGCATCCACGCCGAAGGGCGGATTGCGCGGCATGTGCGGGAGGGCGTTGCATCATGAGTTATGACGCACGTGTATGGGCGCGCCGCCAGCAGCTTAACGACAGCTCTGCGAAGCACCTGCTGAAGACCTTTGCCGACTGGGCGAACGAGGACTACACGGTATGGGTAAGTGCCGGCGAGCTGCAGGCCGATACGGAGATGAACCCGAAGACCATTTCGAAGTACGTGGCTGTCCTCGTAGAGATGGGATACCTGCGCGATACAGGCCAGCGGCAGGGCGCTACGCGGCAGATCGTCGTGTATCAGATGACCGCGCCGCCGGGCTCCATCATCGTTCAGACTGTCGACCAGCGGAACAATGGCGAGACGAAGACATACGGTCCGCCCGATCTCGAAGCGTTCGAAGCTACCCAAAAACGGAAGGCTTCCAAAAACGGTGGTGTTAAAGCCACCCAAAAACGGAACACTTCCAAAAACGGAAGCCTTCCAAAAACGGATTCAAAGCCCCCCAAATTAGGAGCGGAAGACCCCCAAAAACGGAGCGAAAGCCCCCCAAATTTGGTGGACGATAAGGTTTTAAGGGTTTCTGAAGAGGTTTTAGAGGGAGACGCGCGCGAGGCCGGCGCTGAAAAACCTCCCACACACACCGACGAAAAGGCGGACCCCGAAACACCGACCGCCGGATTCGATCGCTTCTGGGCTGCATGGCCCGGATCGTCTGGCCGCAAGCAGGCCGCCGTGCTGTGCCGTGCGCATTGGGACGTCTGCGGACTCGAATCGTTTGCCGACGAGATCGTCGCCCATGTCGTGGCGATGAGCCAGACGCAGCATTGGCGTACCGGCGGCGACCCGACGCCGATCCGGTATCTCGAGCAAAAGCGCTGGCGCGATGGCTTGCCGACGGTTGAGCAGACCGCGGCGGCCGACGATGGCACGCCCTGGTACGAGTCGACACCCGAAGCGATCGAGGCGCGCGGCGCCGATCTCGGCGTGCGGCCGCGCAAGCCGGACGAAGCGATCGCATCGTACCGCGTGCTCGTGGTTGCGGCCTCGCGCGAGAAGGCGGCCGTCGATTTCGTGCTTCGCGACGCGAAGCGATTCAACTCTCATGCGCTCTACGAATTCGCCGTGGCGACGTTCGGTGACGAGCTGCTGCCCGTGGACTTCTACGCATCATGAACAAACCTATTCGCTACGAGACGACCGACGGCGGACCACTCGTATGTGCGGATTGCCGATTTGGGCGCGGCCGCGTACCGACCGGATTCGTGCGCGTGTGCCGTCACCCAAAAGCCATCTCTCAGCGCGAACCGATCGACGGTTGGCTGCCGACGTGTTTCAGCATGCGCTCTACCGGTGGGTGCTGCGGCCGATCCGCGTCGCTATTTGAGTTCCCAGCCTGCGACGTCGCCCGTGCGCTCAAGCGTCCGAAGTGGCCCGTCAGATTGTGGCAAGCCGTGACACGCCGGGTGCAGTCATGACGTTCGACGAATTGCCACTTGGGCTCACATCGTTTCTCGAGCGCGAGTCGTGGGTGCGCATTGCAGCTTCGGCATATCGCCATAATACGAGTGGCGATACCGAAATCGCGGTTGCTGAAATGATCGACTATCTCCAGCAGTGCATCAGCAGCCTTTTCAGCTGTGGTGCGGCCCCGGATCCGTCTGTATTCGTTTGGCACCCTGAACGAGCGCTCTCTTACTTTTCGATCGACGTGACCCTCGGCGCTGACACTGACAAATGAGCAACGTCATCGACATCGAAGATCTGCGCTTCACGCGCGACCGCCGGATCGTGCGGCCGCAGGCAGAGTGCAGCCACCGTCACATGACGATCGACGACAAGGGCCAGTTCATCAGGTGTGACGACTGCGGCGTGCAGTTGTCGCCGTTCTGGGTTGTGGAGCACATGCTCGAGCAGTACGAGCGCGCGAGCGCGAAACTCGCCGCCCGCGAGAAGCGCATGGCCGAGGCCGAGCAGCGCGGCGTTCATCTGCGCGCCGCCCAGGCAGTGGAGAAGGCCTGGCGCAGTCACACGATGGTGCCGGCGTGCCCGCATTGCGGCGAAGGCATTCGGCCGACGGATGGGTTGGGTCACACCCAGATCAACAAATCGATTGATGACCGGCGGCGCGCCGCCAAGAAGGGAGGCGTATGAACGACAAGCCTGTGCGCGTGTGCGCGAAATGCAAATTCGGGAACCGCCCGGTACCGCACGGACTGGAGCGTGTGTGCCGCCATCCGCGCTCGCCGGTCGAGCCGGTCAACGGTTGGCTTGCCACATGTACGTGGATGCGTACTGAGTTCGCTGCACCGTGCGGTGTGGAAGGCGCATTGTGGGAGGCCGCGCCGATTGCGCCCCCGCGCACATCGCTAGCGCGTCGGGTCGCACGCTGGCTCGGGAGCATCTTCAAATGAACCGCAACTGCGTGATATTCGACCACACGTACGGTTCGCTCGCGGGGATGGAGGTGATAGTCGACGAGCAATACGACCGCGTTCCCCGAATGGTGGTTTCTACGAAATTTGCCGACCTGATGCCGCCGGAGTTCGTTGTGGAGCTCAACGCCTGGATGGTGGAGTTCTTCGGCACCACGCGCGAGCTGTATCGCATCGGCACGCACACCTTGGTGATGGGGCCGCGCTCGTTCGAACAGATCAAGTCCGTCGTGTCGCAAGGCGGCCGCCTGTGAAAGCGACCATCCGCGCCGACGGCATGCTCGTCGTCCAACCTGAGTCCGATCTCGATGCATATGCGCTTAGCCGCTGGAGCGCAGAGAACCTGAAGATCGATTGGTATGACGCGGGGCGCGTGCGCGGCCATCCGATCATCGTTGATCTATCGGGCTACAACGTTCTGATTGGTGCGCTTCCCGTTGGGCATCGGTCATGAGCAAGGGCACGGTCCGCTTCCCGGAGAGCGCGATCGCCGACGGCTGCGTCGGTACCGCGCGAATCCGCGAGCAGATCGCGGGTGCGGCGGCGCGCCTGGCATCGAGCGCTCCAGTACCGCTTGATGGCGCGCTGAAACGCTTGGCGCAGTACGAAGTTTCGGAAACGGCTGCGGCGGTTATGCAGGCGTCTGTCGTGGCGCTTGGTCTGGGTGTAGAGGCTGAGCGTGTCCTGGCCGATTGGCGTAACGCGCCCGATCTCTCGCCGATCGAGCGTATGCAGCAGCTCGGCCGGCTCGGCCGCGGCAAGCAGAACAAGACCGAGACCGCATACGAAGAGGAAGTGTTGAAGCCACAACTGCACGCCGGGGAGATCCTCTGGTACCGCTTCGAGGCGATCAAGCTGCGTCTGGCCGACAACACCTTCATCACTATCGACTTTCCTGTCATCACCGCCGCTGGCCAACTCGAGTTCCGCGAGGTGAAAGGGCGATGGACTGACGACGCGCGCGCGAAGACGAAGGTCGCCGCGGCTCAATTCCCATTCCGATTCATCGCGATACACGCCGTCGGCCGAGGTAGCCGTCGGACGTGGCGCGTCGAAGACCTCACCAGCCGCAGCTGGTGATAACTCAACCATCCAGGAGCATTCCATGCCAGTCCGCGCGAAATTCAAAGTCACGTCCACCACGCAACGCAAGCATTGGGACATTCAGAAGGGAAATATCCACGAGATCCAGTTGGAGCCGGTCGTCGGTGGCTCGCCGGAAAACGAAAAGTTCTATGCCGCGACGCCTTGCGGCGCGATCAGCCTGCAGACGCTGAACCACGAGGCCGGCTCGCAGTTCGTGCTCGGCGCCGAGTACTACATCGACTTCACACCGGCCTGATTGCATGCGCGGCCGCGCGCCGCGCCCCTCAAATCACACGGAGAAAATGGACATGAGCACTGCGTACGCGCCCCACGTGCAACGCGTTATCGATGAAAAGGCGGAGCTCGACGTGAAGCGCCGGAAGCTTTGTGAGTTCATCGACGCAAACCCCGCTTTCGTTCAGCTGTCGGACTATGACCGCGAGCTCCTCGTCACCCAATACCGAGTAATGACCGAGTACTCGTCGATTTTGCGTGAACGCATTCGGGCGTTTTGACCACCATGAGCCAACTCGATATGTTCGGCGATCCTGAGCCGGTCGCTGCCAGCGCGCCGCCGATGTCGGATGCAACCGCAGTTCTTCGGGCCCAGCACGCGGAGCTGATCGAACTGCTGCCCGAGAAGCTTCGCCCGCAATGTGCGCCGGCGCTGCCGGTGCCGACTGGCGGCGCGCAGCTCGAGCATTGGGCACGCGTCACCCAGCGCATCTACCTACTGTATCTCGTCGGCGCGATCGCACGCGGCATCTATCGCGATTCGAGTGAAGCGAACGCTCCGTACGTGCTGATGAAGCTGAACGGCCTCGGGGGTGAGTGGTGAAGATGACGTTCATCGTGCCGGCCGAGTTCACGGTGTACGGCGTGCCGCAGAAAGAGCGGCCGCCGTGCCTGATCCAGTGCGAGGTCGTCGAGCTCGTGCGCAGCTTCGCGCATTCGCCATGGAAGTTCCGCAACAGCATGCGCCGAGGCCTGCGCGTCAGCTACTTGGCATACGTGCGCCTGCCGGCGTGGATTATCCCGCCGGAGAAATGGCCGCGGCTCGAGACCGGCGAAGTCGAACTGCGCGTGCCGCTGCATTTCAACGTGCGCGTGCCGCTTCCCCAGTTTCCTGCGGACAGCAACCGCGTGCGCATCGATGACGTCGTCCAGTTGCGAGGCGAACCGTGCTGACCCGCAAGAAACCGCTCGTGAGCAAAACGCCACTGAAGCGCGCCGCCCCGATCGGCGTGCGGCCGTCTCCGGGTAGTTCGCTCACGCGCACGAAGATCGTCGTGAAGTCCTCGATAAAGCGCCTCGCCCGAAAGAAACGAAAGTGGCACGACGCGAAGATGCGCAACGCGTGCAACCGCCAGATCTGCTATCTGCGGGTGCCGACTCTATGTCCATTGCGAGATCCCGAAGAAACGATCATTCCCGCCCATTCGAACGAAAGGGTGCACGGCAAGGGCGGCGCGAGGAAGGCAGATGACCGCTACACGGTGCCTGCCTGTTTCTGGTGCCACGGATGGCTTGATCAGGGGCCGGCACCGCGCACATTTAAGTTCGCGACATGGCGGCGCGCATACAGGGAATGGTCGCTCGTGCGCGACGGCGTCGTCGACGAGTCAGTTCAGGAGTTGGTCGATGAGTAAGCGAAAAACACACCGGCGCCCTTGGTTGCCCGAAGACGACGCGCTGCTGACACGACTTTGGGCAGATCCGATGCCGTTAAAGGCGCACTTGCACCTTTTTGCCGGTCGCTCGTACGACTCGCTCATTCAACGCGGGAAAACGCTCGAGCTGCCAGATCGCCGCCGAGATATGCGGCTTGCACGCTCGGAAGCCACGGTCGGAGCGCGGATCCGCGAGCAGATGGAGCTACTTCCCGGAACGACGCTTGAATTGTCGATGCGTGCGATCGCGTCAAAACGCACGGTGCAGAACTTCATCGAGCGCCACCGCGGCGATGTGCACATCGTTGACTATCGCCCTCGCGGCATTTCCGGACCGCCACCGGCAGTGTTCGCTTGGGGTGCAGGTGAGGATCTTCCGCGTCCGGAGCCGCAGAGCCCAACGGTAGCAGCGCGCAAGTACTACCGGAAACGGCGGCGGGATCCATATCAGCGCGAGCTCGACGCGGCTCGTCAGCGCATTCGATACGCAGAGCGCACCGGGCAACTGGTAAAGCGCGATGCCGCAGCGATTGCGTTATTCGGCGACGTAGGCGGCGCGCATGGTGATGACAGGGCCACTTGAGGAATGGGAGTTCCTGGATCCCGCCGACGTGCTCGAGCGAAAACGGGGTGAGCGGTGCGTCGGTTGCATGCATGCGGTACTGCGCAAAGACCATCTGGGCGCACCGAAGAGAGTCTGCAGGAAAGGTAGGAAGTACGGAAAACGGTGCGCGAAATACAAGGAAATCACATGACGGACACGGACCAAAAGCTCTTTCGCACGGCGCAGGACGCAATCATATTCGCCTTCAGCTATTCAATGCAGACGCGCGACAGGTCAGCTGTGGATAGGATGGCTGCGCCGTCGCCCCGCACAGGCAAAGGATTGAGCGGCAATGATGGCGCGGCGCAAGCCGGCATGATCCGCCGCGAGCTCGAGCAGTTGACGGCCATCGAACGCGCTGTGCTCGTTGCAAGGTTCGCGCCGCGTTCATCGCCATGCGCATGCGGCCGTGCATGCTGCGGCGGCCACACGCCAAACCCCGAATATCAGGATGCTATTCGCACGCTCGAGCAGGCCGCAATGTCGATCCTGCCGCCGGGCACGCTCGTTCATTACCAACTGCGGCGCGGCCTGGTCGAGAAAGCCACTGGTATCAAGATCGAGATCAAATCTCTGGCGATCAAGTGCGGAGTCGCCGAACGGACCGCATACGCGCATTGGGAGGTGATCAAGCACTGGTTTCTCGGTACAGCGAAGCCAAAGAAGTCGAAGGAAGCCAAACGTAAGCGAGTCGCTGCCGGCGACGGCATCGTGGATATCCCGAACGAATCCGAACTTGTGCCCGAGGTCGCTACCGCCGTCGATGGCATTGAATCGAAGGCGCGGAAGCATGCCGACGAGCTGCTCAGCGGGCTCGATTTCGTGAGGTCGTGACGGACAAATAGTTGACTTCCGTAAAATCGACGTTAATATACGCATCAATCTGACACTGTGAATAAGTGTCTCCAAAGCCCCGAGTCGCTCCCGACCGGGGCTTTTTCATTGGTGCAGCATGGTTCGCGAGAAGGTGAGCGGATGAACAAACCGAAGTCGAAGGTGGCGGCCGCCGCAGCGGAACGACCGACCATCGGCAAAGGCGTCATCGTGCGCTCGCCGTTCTTTTCGAAGCCTACTGCAGGCATCTTGATCGGCACGTATGACGAAGACACGACGGACGTCATCGTGCAGGCATTTCCGGTGGGGCGTGAGCCGCTGCAGATTCCGGCTATTCCGTATTTCGAAACGGAGCCGGACGACACTGTGCGCTCTGCGGTGTGGCTGGCGTAATCACGATCCGCGTCTCGTCGAACGCGAACGAGATTGCGCGGGGCCTCGACGATTTCATCCGTCGCCAGTTGCCGTTTGCTATCGCCCAAGGTGTGAATCTCACGGCTACCCGGGTCGCCGGCGACGAGACCGAGAACATCGTGAGGACGTTCAAGAATCCGTCGCCATTCACGCGCAAAGCCGTCGGCATCAAGCGCGCCAAGAAAGGCTCGCCGACCGCGGTTGTCTTCATGAAAGACGCCACCGCGGCCTACCTGCAGCCGTACGAAACCGGCGGCACACACCGACTCGCGGGCACCGCGCTGCTGAATCCGAAGGACATCAACCTCAATCAGTATGGTCAGCTGCCGCGCGGCATCATGGCCAAGCTACGAGGGCGTCAGGACATCTACATCGGTGTGATCCAGACAGCCAAAGGCAAGATCAACGGTGTCTGGCAACGGCTTGATGTGACGAGCAAAGGCGCGACACGTCGCAAGCGTGTGGCACGTGGTGGTCTGTACGACAAGCATCTCGGTGCGCTCAAGCTGCTCATCCGTTTCGGTGACGCGCTGCCGGTCAGGCAGCAGCTCAACTGGGGCAAGAAGGCCAAGCAGACGGTCGATCAATGGATCGACCGCGACCTGTCAACCGCGCTCGCCGCGGCCCGCAGAACGGCCCGTTAGGCCGCTGGCGGGGACCAGGGAGGGTGCCCGGTCGGAGAGCCCATGGCCCGGCGGGTCCTTCCGGGGGCCCCTCGATAACGCGGGCATTGCGCGCGCCCGTTTCTCCCGTTCCACTGGGTAAAAAAATCCCGTTACACGTTACACCTATGGCGGCATCGAACGCAGCGCAAAGCCACGCGGCGTCTGGGAAGCGTGGTGTAACGAAGGGTGGTGGCAAAACTCGGGGGAAGGCCCAAGCCGTTACACCGGCTGTCGTTACACCGGCGGGCAGCGACGGGATGATTGGCAAGGCGGCGCTTTGCGAAGCGCTGGGCTGGACGCGACCGAAGCTGGACCGTCGGCTCGAGAGCGACGAGAACTTTCCGATCGCGCAGCGCGGCACCCGCGCCGGCGGGTGGGCTTTCGATCTCGCCGCGGTGCGCGCTTATCTGGAAAGCGGATCGCGCGCACCGGCGTCGTCACCGGCGCCGACGGCGGGCTCGCCCTTCGATCAGCGCAGCGATCCGCAGGCCTCAGGCAATCCATACCTTGGGGCGAAGTACTCGGTCGTCCCGCCAGCCGGCGTCGAGCCGGTCGTTCACTCCGGTGAGCAGACCGCGCGCCAGCGGCGCGACATGGTGCAGGCCGAGATCCTCGAGGACAAGCTGCGCCGCGATCGCGGCGAGCTCGTGCAGGCAGAGGCGATGCGCCAGGTGATCACGAAGATGCTCGTGCACCTTGGCAAGGGTCTCGACCGTCTTGCCGACCAGGTGGTCGACAAGCTCGGCCTGCCGGAGTCGAACGCCGACGACATCCGGGATCTGACCGACGATCTGCGCGCAACGATGGTCGACGAGCTGAACGTATTGCTGGGTCCCGATGCTTGAGAACGCTTACGCCGATGCGTACCAGATCGCGCGCGAGGCGCTAGCGGCATTCATACCGCCGAAGCGCGAGACTGTTGCGCAGTACGCCGCGATGAATCGCCGGTTGTCGAATCAGGGCGGCGGCTTCGTCGGGCGCTGGCACCACGAGAAAGCACCGTACCTCGTCGCACCGATGGAGACGCTCACGCGCCTCGACTACCTGACGACGGTGGTGGTTGGACCTGGCCAGTCGGGCAAAACGGAGATCGCGCAGAACTGGTTGCTCAAGTCTGTCGCTAATGACCCGGGCGACATGCTCTGGTACATGCAGACGGATCCGGGCCTCGAAGCGTTCGTCAAGAGCCGGATCAACACGCAGATCAGAAGCCACGCCGAGATGGCGATGAAGCTTGGATCGAAGCCGGTGGACGATTCGCTTCACTTCAAGATGTTCGATGCGATGCGCGTCGAATTTCTCTCGGCGAACGACAACAACCTGATCAACAAGTCGGCGCCGCGGATCGTCGCCGACGAGGTCGACGCGTATCCGGTGTCGCTCGGTGATATCAAGGCGGTGCTCGATGTGCGCCGGCAGACGTTCGGCCGTCAGTCGATGCTCTTGGCGATGAGCCACCCCGACCGTGCGCGCGGGATGGTGCCGGAGCGCGACTGGACCGCCGGCATCATGGCGCTGTACGGCGATAGCGATCGACGTGTCTGGTATTGGCCATGCCCGCACTGCGGCGCATGGTCGAGCCCAGTGCCGATCGCCGCGCGCTTCATGCCTTTGCACTACCAGGATGACTGGAGCCTCGACGAGATCCAGGAGAAGGCACGACTCATCTGCCCCGTGAACGGCTGTCTGATTGAAGACCGCGATCGCCGCGCCATGAATCTCGCTGCTTACCGATCTCCGTTCGGCGGCTGGGTCGGCGAAGGCCAGGAGATTTCACAGGAAGGCGTCGTGATCGGCGAGTTGGCCGCGCGCGACAGTGCCGGCTTCTGGATCGTCGGCGCTATGTCGCCATTCATCCTCGGCGGTATTGGTGGTCTCGCCCGTGCAAAAGCGAAAGCGGAGCGCGAGTACGAGGTCGATGGTGATGACAAGACGCTTCGTCAGGTCGTCGCCAAACAGTGGGGCTTTCTGTATTCGCCCAAGCGCGGCACAGGTTCAATCGACGCGAATGTACTTGCGGAGCGTGCTGAGGCAGCGTTCAAGCTGGCAGAAGTTCCCGAGGGCGTCCGCTTCCTGACGGCCGGCGTCGACGCGAACGGCGGACGGTTCGAGTGGCTGGTTCGCGGCTGGGGCGTGAACGGCGAGAGCTGGGTAATAGAGAAAGGGCGCCTTCTCGGCGATCCCGCGACGAATGCAGATGATTGGGATCAACTGCTCGAGATCATCGCACGGACTTATCCGCTTTCGGACGGCAGCCGGCGGCGAATGCCGATCCGCGCGTTCGGATTCGACAGCGGTGGCGAAGCGGGTGTGACGCAGCAAGCGTATTCCGCATGGCACCGCTGGCGGAAATTGAAGGGCGTCGTGCGTCTGATCGGCAAGATCGCCGGCCGTGATGCATGGACCGTGATACCCACCAAGGGCGCTAGTGCGCTGGGCGCTCAGCGGCTCGTGGTGACGTACCCGGACACGGGGCGTAAATCGAACCGTGCGGCCGCGGGCGGCACCGTCCCCGTTGCGCAGTTCAACCCGAACAATTTCAAGGACGATCTCTCCGGCCAGCTGCAGAAAGCGGACGTCGGCGAGTGGTATGTGCACTTCCCGTATGCGTTGCGGTCTCCCGAAGAACCTCACCTCTGGTTCGAGCAACTGACCGCTGAGACGCGCATGAAGAACGGGCGGTGGGAAAAGTCCATCAAGAGCCGCCGCAACGAGGCGCTTGACCTGATGGTGCTCACGCACGTGATGGCGCACCTACACGGCCTCGCGCGGATTGATTGGGCAAAGCCCCCATCGTGGGCGGCCCCGTGGGACACAAATTCATCACTGATCGCAGGGTCAGCCATACCGGCTTCGAGCGCAACCCAGTCTACGGCTGGTTCTGGCGATGCTCAACAGAAGTCGAAATCCGCAGTTCACCGTTTCCGCTAAATCCTATGGCCACTACCGATCTGAGCTCGCCGTATTACGGCATGAGCGACGCGCAGCTGCAGGCCGCGCTCGTCTCGGCGCAGCAGGCCTTGATCGATCTGCGAACGGGTAAGAAGCTGGTCACTGTTTCATATGCGCAAGGTGGCGGCGCGCGAAGCGCGACGTTCCAGCAGACCGACATGGCGAACCTGCGCATGCTGATTGCCGAGCTGCAGCAGGCACTCAACCCGGGTGTGCGCATCAACCGCCGCCGCTACATCACGCCGGTGTTCTGATGAGCAAAGAGATCACGCTCGTCGACGCCGGCGGAAATCCGCTCAGGCGGGCGCGTGCCGACTATCCGAACGGCATGCCATTGCGCAGTCAGGTCGGTGCATCGTTTTTCCCGTATCAGGCCGCCGAGTGGCAGACGCAGGAGATGGGTGCGTGGCTGCCGTGGATCCGATCGCCCGATGCCGAGATCACGCAGTTCCGCGACCGGATGGTTGCGCGATCGCGCGATCAGGTTCGCAACGACGGCCGCTCGAGCGGCGGCATTACCCGGATTCTCGACAGCGCAATCGGTGCGTCGCTGCGCCTGTCCGCAGCACCTGACTATCGCGCGTTGCGCCTCATCAGCGGGGCAAAGTTCGATATCCAGTGGGCGAAGGAATTCGCGAGCGCAGCCGAGGCGCGCTGGCGCATGTTCTCGAACGATCTGAACCGTTACAACGACGTGTCGAGGCAGCTCACGGTGTCGCAGCAGCTGCGTCTCGCACTGCGTCACAAGTTGATCGACGGTGAGAACCTGGTCGTCAATTACTGGAAGCCGGAGCGCGTCGGCCGCGGCGCCGCGCAATATGCGACCTGCTTTCTGGTCGTGGATCCGGACCGTCTGTCGAATCCCATGCAGATGCTCGACACGAAGCACCTCCGTGGTGGGGTGGAGGTCGATGACGACGGCGTGCCGCTCGCGTATCACATTCGCAAGGCGCACCAGAACGACTGGTACAACGCCGTCGAGAGCATGGAGTGGGAGCGCGTCGAGCGGGAAGACGACGACGGCTGGCGGCGCGTAATTCATGACTATGACCGCGATCGCGCCGGCCAGAACCGCGGAATTGGCGTGTTCATTCCTGTGCTGGCGCACGCGAAGATGCTCGCGCGCTATTACGGCATCGAGCTGCAGGCCGCTGCCCTTGCAGCGACGATCGGCACGTATGTCACGAGCCCGTACGATCCCTCTGAAGTGCAGGACGCGATCGGCAGCGACCAGGAACTCAAGTTTTACCAGAGCCTGAGAAAGGACTGGAACGACGAGCGGCCGGCGATGTTCAACGGCGTGCGCGTGCCGGCGCTGGCGCCTGGCGAAGAAATCAAGTCTGTAGCGTCAGATCATCCCCATAACGGCTTTACCGAGTTCGTGCACGAGATGCAGGGTTGTGTCGCGTCGGCGCTCGGCGTCCCGATTGAACAGGTAACGCAGGACTGGTCGAGGAGCAACTATTCGAACATGCGCGGCTCGATGCTCGAGGGATGGAAGACATTGATCCGCCGGCGCCTGGATTTTTCTGCCGGCACGGCGACACCGATGTACGCGGTGTGGCTTCGCGAGTCGATGGAGAACGACGAACTTCCGTTGCCGAAGGGCGCGCCAGACTTCCTGGAAGCAGCCACGGCCTACGCGGCCTGTTCGTGGCTCGGGCCCGCACGCGGCTGGGTCGACCCGGTAAAGGAACCGCAAGGCTCCATTCTCAAGATGGACGCAGCGCTCACGACGCTCAAGCAGGAAGCCGCCGAGCAAGGCCTGGACTGGGAAGAAGTTATCGACCAGCGCCAGATCGAGATCGAGGCTTTCAGGAAACGCGGCATGCCTCTGCCCGAGTGGGGCGGGGGCGAACTTGCTTCGCGCACCGATGAACCTCCCGAAGAGCCGAAGGCGGCATGATCAACTATCCCCACCTGGCCACGCGGCTTTTCAATGTGCCGATCGCGATCCTGCCGCATAAGGCTGAAGTCGTGATGGCAGCACTCGCCGACCGCTTCGGCATATCGCATCTCTTTCGCGGTGACGGCTCTTCACTCGATCTGTCGAACGGCGGCGCGCGCGCGTTTCTCGATGCCGAGGACGACAGCGAGGAAGCGCAATACAAACCTTATGACGTGGCACAGGGCGTCGCGCGCATTCCGATCGAAGGCACGCTCGTCCACAAGCTGGGGACGCTCGAGCCGTATTCCGGCATGACCGGATACGACGGGATCCGCGCGCTGCTGAGCATGGCGCTCGGCGATCCGGACGTACGGGCAATCATGCTCGATATCGACTCCCCGGGCGGCGAAGTGGCGGGTTGCTTCGATCTGGTCGATGCGATCTACGATGCACGCGGCCGCAAACCGATCTGGGCGGTCCTGACCGAGAGCGCTTATTCAGCTGCGTACGCGATCGCGAGCGCTGCCGATCGGATTATCGTGCCGCGCACCGGCGGGACGGGCAGCGTCGGCGTGATCTGCATGCATGTCGACATGTCCCAGGCTCTTTCGAAGGCGGGCATCGGCGTCACGCTCATTCATTACGGCGCGAAGAAGGCGGACGGCAACGAATTCAATCCGCTGTCGAAAGACGCGCTCGCCCGCTTCCAGTCCGACGTCGACAAGATGGGCGAGATCTTCGTCAAGACCGTCGCCCGCAATCGGGATCTCAAAACGGCCATCGTGCGTGACACCGAGGCTGGCACTTTTCTCGGCGCCGCCGGCGTCGATATCGGCTTCGCCGATGCCGTTATGGCACCGGATGAAGCATTCGCGTCCCTGCTCGACGAGCTGGGCTGATTCATCCCACCATCAGGGTAAATCCAATGAGCAATACGTTACGCAACCTCATGTCACGAGGTGGGTTGAGCTTCGCCCATCTCGGCCGTGGTTCCCGGGCTTCCGACGACCGTCGGGACGATGACGACGACGGCGGCAAGGGCAAGAAGGGCAAGAGTGCGTCCGACGACGATCAGGAGCAGGATCGCGAAAACGGTGACAGCAAGAGCGGGCAGCGCGCCGCTGGCGGTGATCCGGACGACGACGATGATGACGACGACGGCAAGGGCAAACGCAGTAAGCGCGCGTCCGACGACAACGACGATGACGACGACAGTGGCAAGGGCAAGAAGGGCAAACGTGCCGCTGACGACGATGACGACGAGCGCGCTGACGAAGATGACGACGACGAAGAGGAGATGCGCGGCAAAAGCGCGTCTGCTCGCGCACGTCGTCGCGAACGAGCGCGTTGCGCGGCGATCTTCGCTTGCAAGGGTGCCGGCCGCAATCCGGTTCTCGCCTGCAAGTTGGCATTCACGACGTCCATGACGCGTAGCGAAGCGATCGAGGTTCTCGACGGCGCGCCGGCGCCGGAAGGCAGTCGCGGACGTCGTCAGAACCCGAACCTAGGCATCGACGGCGATCGCAGCGTGAGCAGCGAGCAGTCGATCGCAGCCAGCTGGGACGTGGCGTTCCAGAAGGCCGGTGCGAAGCGGCGTCGCTAAGCATCGCCGCGCATTCCTCTCCCTAACTCTGGAATCCGATCATGGCTCAGACCCCTCTCATTGAAAACCGGCACGACGGTGGCTTTCTCGTGTCGGAGGCGCGCGGGCACCGCTCGCGCGATGTAGTCACGTTCAGCGGTGCCGTCAGGCATCTCCCCGGCGAGGTGATCGCCAAGAAGGCCGGTGGTACGGCAGCGGCCGCGGCCAAGGCTGGCAATACGGGCAATGGCGTTTTCACGCTCGACGCCACGACGCCCGTTCTGCCGAATGCAAAAGCAGGTATCTACGTCGTGCGCTGCACGATCGCAGCGACGAACAGCGGCACGTTTCGGGTGTTCGACCCTGCCGGGGACGTCATCGGCGACATCGTTGTCGGTCAGACGTTCGCCGACCAGATCAAGTTTGCGATCGCGGATGGTGCGACGGACTTCGTCGTTGGCGACGAGTTCGACGTGGACGTGTCGGTTACCTCCACGACGTTCGTTCCGCTGAATCCGACGGCGACCGACGGCACACAGATCGCGGCCGGCATTGGCTTCGGCACCTATGACGCGACAGCGGCCGACGTGCCGGGCACTGCTGTGATGCGCGATGCTGAAGTGAACGGCGGCGAACTGATCTGGCCGGCGGGGATCACCAACGCGCAGATCGCGACGGCACAAGGGCAGCTCGCCACGCGGGGCATCATCACCCGCTAAGCCTTACTCACCGGGGTTTTACTTTCCTTTTGTCCTGTGGCCGCGTTCGCGGCCATTATTATTTCTGGAGCCGATAATGGCCAGTTTGGACGTATTCCATCAGGATGCTTTCTCGACCATCCAGCTCACCGCGGCGGTCGACAAATATCCGTATCAGCCGGTGGGTCTCGGCGACCTCGATATCTTCGAGGATGAGCCGATTCGCAATACCGTACTCGCCGTCGAGCAGCGTCAGGGTCAACTGATCCTGATTCCGACGACACCGCGCGGCGCGGAAGGCACGCAGCGTATCACTGAGCAGCGTAATGCCCGCTACTTCAAAGTGCCGCGGCTGATGCACGCCGACACGATCTACGCGAACGAGATTCAGGATATCCGCGCATTCGGTACGGAATCCGAGCTCATGCAGCTCCAGGCGGAATTGGCCCGCCGGGTCAGCGGCCCGACAGGCATTCTGCGCAACATCGAGTACACGTGGGAGTTCCATCGCGTCGGCGCCGTGCAAGGCCTGTTGCTCGACGCAAGCGGCTCGGTGATTTACAACTTCTTCGACGAGTTCGGCATCACGCCGGCAACGGAGGTCCCCTTCGACCTCCCAGCAGGCACCCCCAACAGCATCCGGCCAATCTGCAACGGTATCCGGCGCGCGATGATGCGCAAGGCTCAGGGCGCGTGGTTGCCGACGACGAAGATTTACGCAATGTGCGGCGATCAGTTCTACGACGATTTTGTGAATCACCCGGACGTGATCCGCACGTTCCTGAACTGGTCGGCCGCGGCAGATCTGCGCGACGACGCGCAGGGCGCAGCGTTCGACACCTTCAAGTTCGCCGGCATCTACTGGATGAACTACCGCGGTTCGGACGACAACACGACCATCAAGATCGCGGACGACAAGGTGAAGTTCTTCCCGGTCGGTGCGCCGGGTGTCTTCCGTCGTGCGCTAGCGCCCGGTGAGTCGTTCGAATGGGTCAATACCCCCGGCAAGCCGATGTACATGATTCCGATCATGGATCGCGACCGCAATGCATGGTGGAAGGTCGAGGGCTACTCATACCCGCTTCATATCTGCACGCGGCCGGAAATGCTGCAGAGCGGTCGCCTCGAAACCTGAGCGTGATCGACTTTGACGGGACGTTGAACGCCGCGATCGGCAAGGCGCTTGGTGACGAAGTGCCGATCGCGTTTCCGGGCGTCAGCACGCCCGTGCTCGGCATCTTCACTCAGATCACGGATCACATCTTCAGCGAGGAAGGCGGTGCGCCCGCGAATATTACGGTCGCTACCCTAGGCCTGCAGGTCTCCCAACTGCCGGCGCCCCCCCAGCAAGGCATCGTCGTTCAAATCAACGGCGCCAACTACGTCGTGAAAGACGTCTCGGTCGACGGCCTCGGCTGGGCCTATCTCGATCTGGGTGCGCAATGACGACATCACGTGATCTGCGCGAGATCGCCGTGCAGGGTCTTGTCGTGTCTGGTGCGACAGCGGCCGGCACGAATGTCTTTTCGCCGCGGACGTGGGCGACGTGGGACGGGACCTACCCGATGTTGCTCGTTCAGACGCCAGACGAGGACGGCCAGTCGTGGGGGCCGCACGGTCCGCCGGCGTTCACCGTAACGACGACCCTACGCGTCACGGCGCGTGCACAGGCCACGGCGTTATCAGGTGACGCGGCCGCGGTGATAGTTGAAGAGCAGCTCGAGACGCTAAGAGAACAGATCAAGGCTGCACTCATCAACTATCCGCCGTTGATGTCATTGCTTCAGCAGTACCCCTTTTTCAGATCGACGATGCAGCCATCGGGCGAAGGTCAGTCGCCGATCGGCCAGTTAGTGCTCGACATCGGTCTCGAGTTCGTTCAGGGACCGCACGACTTCTATCAACCCGCCGCAGTGCCGCTCACCGGCATCGATCTGACGGTCGAGATGCCCGATGGCACGACCGAGCCGGGTCTGACGATCAACCTTCCCCAGTAGAGGATCCCCATGTTTGTAAAACCTGCTCCGGGCGTGCTCCTGCGCGACCCGGTTACGAAGCGGTTGCTGTCGGATGCACCGGTTGAGGGGCTGACGACAACTGTGGTGCCCGCCGAGGGCATGAAGGTCAGCGACTTCGATAAGTACTGGCTGCGCCGGATCCAGGATCGCGATGCCGTGAGGGTATCGGATGCGCCCGTCGCGCCAGCGACTTCCATTACCAGCAACGCTGAAACCGTACAGAAAGTTTCGGACGGTGAAGCGGAAACCGGAGCAAATTAAATGGGCGACATCTCGTTTCCGAATATTCCGCAGAACATTCGTGTACCGCTGTTCTACGCGGACATCGACCCGTCGAATGCGAACACCGGACAACAGTCGCTACGCGCGCTGATCGTCGGCCAGATGCTCACTGGCAGTCCGGGTGTGCCGAGCCAGGCGGTGATCTGCCAGGGTGTTGATGCGACCAAAGCGCTTGCTGGCCAAGGTTCGATGCTCGCACTGATGACGGCCGCATATCGCAAGCGCGACTCGTTCGGTGAGGTATGGCTGCTTCCGTTGCTGGACGATGCCTCCTCGACCGCAGCTGCCGGCAGTCTCAATTTCACCAGCGTGCCGACGGCGACGGGCGTCCTGTCGCTATACATCGGCGGCCAGATTGTCTCCCTGGTTGTAACGCCGACCATGACGCTCCCGCAGCTCGCGACCGCGCTAGTCGCGCAGATTGGCACGCTGCCAGATCTGCCGGTGACGGCGGCCGTCGACGTCACGACCACGAGCAAGGTTGATTTCACAGCGAAGAACAAGGGGCTCGCTGGCAACGATATCGACCTGCAACTGAACTACGGCGGCACACTCGCCGGCGAAGCAACGCCCGCGGGACTGGCAGTAACGATTGTGGCGATGGCCGGCGGTGCGACGAATCCTTCGCAACTGCCGACGGCGCTTGCCAATCTGGGCGATCAGCAGTTCGACTTCATCGCGTTTCCGTACACGGATAGCACGTCGCTTGGTGCGATCCAGTCGTTCCTGAGCACGCAGACGGGCCGCTGGAGCTGGAGCGAGCAGCTTTATGGCGGCATGTACGCGGCGTATCGTGGGACGATCGGTACGCTCACCACGTTCGGTGTCACGCGTAACGATGAGCACGCGTCGATCATGGGTTTCAATGGATCGCCGACGCCGGCATGGGTCATCGCAGCCGATATCGCGGCCGCCGTCGCTGTTTCAGCGCGCGCCGATCCGGCGCAACCGCTGCAGACCGTTACGCTCGCGACGATGCAGCCGCCGCCGCGCCAGATGCGCTTTGCGCTGACCGACCGCAATACGCTGCTATACGACGGGATCTCGACATTCGATGTGGCCGACGACGGTACCGTGTCGATCGAAAACCTGATCACGACGTATCAGAAGAACAGTTTCGGCAACCCGGACAACAGCTACCTCGAAGTCGAGACGATGAACACGCTGGCCTTCGTGCTGCGCGATCTCAAGTCACTCGTCACGACCAAGTACGCGCGCAAGAAGCTGGCGGCCGACGGTACCCGGGTTGTGCCCGGAACCAATGTGGTCACGCCCAGCACGATCAAGGCGGATCTGATCGCGCGGTACGGCACGCTCGAGCAAAACGGCTACGTGCAGGGCAGCGCGGTCTTCGCACAGGGCCTCATCGTGCAGCAGAACTCGCAGAACCCGAACCGCGTCGACGTACTGTATCCGGCCATCCTTATCGACCAGTTGCGGATCTTCGCGCTGCTGATGCAGTTCTCCAACATCGTCCCGGCGTCGACGACCTGACGGTCACTGCGCTACTTCGTAGTGGGCCGCTGTAAGGCGGCTTTTCTAATTTCCGCGTGGAGCATCCCAAATGCCATCTCAGACTGGTGGACTTCTCGCCGGCACCGCTGAAGTGTCGGTCGACGGCACGACATATATGGTGACCGGCGACTTCAAGTACAAATCCGGCAACAAGAAGCGCGAGACGCTGGGGGGTATGGATCGGATCCATGGCTACAAGGAGACGCCCTCGGCCCCGTTTATCGCGTTCAACCTGCGTGACTGGGGCGGCCTGGTTGTGGGCGACATCAACAACTGGACCGACGTGACGTGCGTGGCCAAGCTCGCGAACGGCAAGACGGTGATAGGGAGTGCCATGTGGACCGTCGAGGAGCAGGAAGTCGACTCGACCGAAGCGAAATTCGATGTCCGTCTCGAAGGGACGGACGACTCTGTTACTGAAGTTCCGACGAGCTGAAAATGAGCCAAGCCGAAGAAAAGGTAATTACGCTGCCCGAGCCCCTCACGCTGGGCGGCGCGCTGAAGTACGACTCGATCATGCTGCGTGAACCGACTGTCGACGAGCTCGACCGCAGCACGCAGACGGCCGGGTCGATTTATGCGGTGAACGCTGCGCTGATCTCGATGGTTTCAAGCGTTCCGCTGACGCTGATCCGCAAGCTGGGAAAGACCAAGTACGAAGAGGCCGTTGCGTATCTGAAGGGCTTCGACTGGACGCCTCCAAAGGATGATCAGAAGGCGGCCGTAAAGACCGTGGTGCTGAAGAAGCCAATCACGCTGAACGGCGACACCCGGACGTACGACTCGCTCGCCCTCAGCGAGCCGACCGTCGATCAGCTCGACCAGAGCGCGCAGGTCGAAGGCACCGCCTACGCTTGCAATGCCGAGCTTATCTCGCTTGTTTCTGGCGTGCCGCTCGCTGTGGTGCGGAAGATGGGCAAGTCCAGCTATGAGGAGGCGACGGCGTTCCTCTCGGGTTTTACATGGGCGCCCCCGCTGTCTGGCGAGACCTCGGGGACCACCGCGCCGACGTCACCTATTTCTTCCGATGGGGACCCGACGCCGTCGGCGGCATGAAACTGAGCCGGTTCCAGTATTGGCATGACCAGGCCTTGCGCCTGAAACCGAGTACCTGAGGCCTCCCGATGCCCAACGTTTTCCAGATCACGATCAGCGCGGTCGATCGCGCGACCGCGGTCGCCAAGGGCGTCAACGCGTCGATCGGCAAGATCACCAAGCCGATCTCGGACGTGAAGGCCTCGGTCCAGGCCTTTTCGAAGGAAACCGGCCTCGACAAGTTCGGCGATCGCCTCACGAAGGTTGGCGGCCTCGCGAGCGATGCTGCTCGCCGGATCGGTTCGATTGCACCGCCGCTCGCCGCGATTTCGGCCGCCGGCTCGATTGCAGGCCTCGCGACGATGGCTCACAGTTGGGGGCGCACGGCGACCGAGATCTCGAACACGGCATCGGTCATCGATGTGACGACCGACCAGCTGCAGAAGTATCGCGGCGCCGCGCGTCTTGCCGGCCTGTCCGACGCCGATATGACGTCAGGCCTGAAGTCGGTGGGATCTGCATTCGAGGATGCGGCCGCGGGCCGCGACACATTCGTCGCCGGCGTGTTGTCGAGCAAGAACATTGGCATTCATCGGATGGCCGATGGCTCGGTCAACACGATCCGCGCGCTGCACGACATCTCGAACGCGGCAGCGAAAATCACGAATGCGCAGGCGCGCGAGAAGTTTCTCGACATTTTTGGCCTCGGTTCTCTCGCACCGCTGCTCTCGAAGGGCGGCGCGGCGATCGACGAATACGTCGCGAAATACGAGAAGCTCGACGCGACCATGACGCCGGACCAGATCGCGCGCGGCGAGCGCTTCAATGAGAACATGGTCGCCCTGGATGCCTCGTTCGGGAAGCTGAAAAACACCTTGGGCGAGTCTGTCGCGCCGGCGCTGACCACCGTCGCCAACCGCCTCGAGCCGATCGCGCAGGAGTGGGGCCCGAAGGTCGCTGCCTGGGTCGAGAATACCGACTGGAACAAGGCGGCTGATGACACTGCGAAGTTTGTCGACCAGCTCGGGGGAGTGAAGACGATCGCCGCCGCGGTCGCGGCGATCACGTTCGCTGGCCCCATCCTGAGCATCACTACACTGATAGCGCAGGCGGTCCGCCTCATCGGGCTGCTTGGCACGATCGCAGTGACGACGGGGGCGGGTTCTGTGGTCGCGCTGGGGGCTGCGGGATATATCGCGGAAAAGACGCGTCAGGCGGCATTTGAAAAGGCTATTCCGGCCGGTCCGAATCACGACCAGTACGTTGCGGACGCGATGGCCGGCGGTGTTGTTACTCCCGAAGTCCAAGGTCCTAAGGGCGGTGGTCTCGGCGGCGACATCTATCGATGGGCCTCAGGCCTTTTCCGCGCGAGCGCGGCGAATAATGCCCAGACTGCCCCGATCGTCGGACGCTTTCAACAGATGGGCTGGAGTCCGGCACAGGCAGCGGGCATCGCGTCAAACATATTCCGCGAAAGTGGCTATAACTCCACAGCCGTTGGTGATAACGGTCAGGCTTATGGCCTCGGGCAATGGCACAAGGATCGTCAGGAAGAGTTTCGCAAGCGTTTCGGCAAAGACATCCGTCAGTCCTCTCTCGATGAGCAACTGCAGTTCATCGACTACGAGTTGCGGCAGGGCAACGAACGGCGTGCTGGAACCGCCCTCGCGCAGGCTACGTCAGCGGCGCAGGCTGGCGAGATCGTGTCCCGTCTTTATGAACGTCCCGCGCAGGCAGACAACGAGGCAGCGATCCGCGCCAGTGATGCCGACGCGATCAATGGTCGCGTGCACGTGCAGATTGAACTGCCAAACGCGCCGAAGGGTACGCGAGCAACCGTCCGCAGCAGCGGGTCGGCGAGTGCCTCGGCGAACATCGGTGAGTCGTCCATGATGGAACCGGCAATATGAGTGCAGCAAGCCTTACGACCTTTGCAGGCAGCATTGGCGGCCTCGCGTCGGCTGCGCAGCAGGTCGCGTCAATCCTGGCGGGAAACGGTGCGGGCACGTGGTGGGGATCACTGAGGCAGGCGTCTTTTGGCGGTGTGCCGTTCGCCGTTCGGGAGAACCGCACGCGCTTTGGCGGCCGCAATGTTGTTCACCGGTACCCGTATCGCGACGATGCCTGGATCGAACCGCTCGGCAAGCTGCCACGGCAATACGAGCTTATCGGGTTCCTGGTTGAAAACAGCAGGGTATATGGGGGCGGTCCGGTAATCGCGCAGCGAGATGCGCTGGTTCTGGCCTGCGAGAAGGCTGGCCCACAGACGCTCGTGCACCCGACTTTCGGCGCCGTGCAGAACGTCAGTTGCATGGAATCGGAGGCAAGCGAGAGCTTCGACCATGGCCGGGTGATCATGATTCGCCTGTCGCTGATGCGTGGCGGCACAAAGATCTATCCGAATGTCACGCAATCGACTCAGAACGCGATTGATAGCGCGGCGCAGGACATGTTCGGGAGTGCGCTGGTCGACTTCGCGGCGACGGCAGCTGCCGCGGTTCAGCAAGGCGCTGCCGTCGTAAATACGGCCGTCGATACGGCTGTCTCGTGGTACCAGACAGCGGTGAGCGACATCCACGACGTGGAGCGCGTCGTAAATGCCGTTTCGACGCTTTCCGGCAACTTCAGCCGGTTCTTTGGCGGCGGCAATAGTGGCTATACGGCTTCGAACCAGAAGGCGCCTGCAGGCACCACCGCGGAGCAACTGCTGCAGCAGGACACCGTCAACGTCGCTGCGGTTGTTGCTGCCGGCAGCGCATTGCAGGCGGCCGCCGCGAATGCGAGCGATACGACGACCTTCGCGACGGCTGCGCAGACACTCGTGACCGCGCTCGCGGCAACTGCCGCGGATCCGGCGGATGCGATCCGGCTGATGACGGGTTTGGCGTCGTTCGCGCCATCCGGCAACTTCACGACGTCGCCGATCGGCTCGGCGATGTCGTCGATGCAGACGAGCTGCAGCGCACTTTTCCGACGCACTGCGCTCGCCGGCGTCGCACAGGCCTGCGCCAACTATCAGCCGTCCTCGTATAACGATGCGACGACTGTTCTCGAGAACGTGACAACGCTCTTCGATGCGGAGATCGAGACGGCCGGTGACGCAGAGGACGACGCAAGCTTCACGGCGTTGCGTGCGTTACGTAGCGCGGTCGTCTCAGATCTGCAGACGCGCGGCGGCGACCTCGCAGCGCTGGTCACGATGTCGTTCGCTGGCTCGCTGCCGGCTCTCGTGCTTGCGCACCGCATTTACGATGACGCGGGCCGTGCCGACCAGTTAGTGCAACAGGTGCAACCTGTTCATCCGCTGTTTATGCCCCAGTCGTTCCAGGCACTGGCAGTCTGACGATGGACGACGATCTGATTCTGATCGCGGGCGCGCAGGCGATCAGCGGCTGGACCGATGTGCGCGTGACGCGCGGTATCGAGCGCTGTCCGTCCGACTTTAACCTCGGGCTGACGGAAGCGTTCCCCGGCGAGACAGAAGAGGTGATCGTGCAGGCGGGCGATCCGTTCGAACTGCATATCGGCTCGGACCGGGTCATCACCGGGTATATCGACGAATATGTGCCGGAGTATGACGCTGACAGCCACTCGATCGCGGCAGCGGGCCGGGGAAAGTGTCAGGACCTGATCGACTGCGCGGCAGTATGGCCGAGCGGCCAGATCAGCGGGACATCGGCGCTCGACGTGGCATCGAAACTCGCTGCGCATTACGGCATTAGTGTCACGTGCGACATCGCAGGGCTGCCGCCGATCCCCCAGTTCAACATTTTTATCGGCGAAAGCGCTTACGACATCATCGAGCGCATCAGCAGGTACAGCCAGCTCCTTGTCTATGACACGCCCGACGGCAATCTGCTGCTGACGCAGGCTCGCCAGATTCAGCACGTCGGCGGTATCGCCGAGGGCATTAACGCGCAACACGCCCGTGTGCGGTATTCGGCTTCGCAGCGCTTCTCGAAATACACGGTCTTCACGCAGTCGGTCGAGACATTCAACGACGCCGGCGTCGGCGCGAATGTGATCGTCAGCGTCGAGGATGTGGGAGTAAAACGCACACGCGAGCGCTATATCGTCGCGGAAGCCGTGCAGGGTTATGCCGACCTGGCCAAGCGCCGCGCGATATGGGAGATGAATCGCCGCATTGCGCGTGCGGCCGAGATTACGGTCACGACCGACAGCTGGCGTGACGGCGCGGGCACGCTCTGGACCCCCAATACGCTCGTGCCCGTGACGTTGCCAAAGCTGAAGATCGTGGACGAGGTCTGGCTACTCGGCGAGGTGACGTATATCCGGAACGAGGAAGAGGGCACGATCGCAGAGCTCACGATCATGCGGCCCGAGGCCTATCTGCCGGAACCTGTCGCGTTGCAGCCATTGTTCGTCGACGCAAGCGCATTGCCGGGGGCTTGATGGCTACCTTCCATGCAGCGATCCGGCAGGTAAGTCGATCGCTGGGCCGTGTGCAGGCGACTGCAGATCGCCTGGCGCGCCGCGTTCTTCTGCTCGTGGGCCGCGGCCGCGTCAGTGCACCAGTGAATGATGCTGGCCCCGTGCAAGTGCTGCAGGCGCAGATCAACGAGCTCGAAACGATCGATAACCTGCGGCGCATCGCCGAATTCGGCTTCACATCAGTACCGCCGCAAGGCTCCGACGTCGCGATCATATTCGTCGGCGGCGATCGCGGCGGTGGTCTGGTGGTCGGCACGAACCATCAGGCATCGCGTCCGACCGGCCTCAAGCCGGGCGAAACGATGATCTTCACGCAGGATGGAAAGCAGATCTATCTCACAGCGTCCGGCGGCATCAAGGTTGCGGCGAATGGTCAGCCGGTCGAGATCGACAACGCGACAACGGTGACGATCAACGCGGCAACGAAGGTGCGCATGGTGACCCCGCGGCTCGAGTGCACGGGTGACATCGTCGACAACTGCGATACGACGGGTCGCAGCATGGTCGCTGACCGCGAGATTTACGACGGCCATACACACCCGGTTCCCAACGTTCAACTCGGTGGCCCGGGCACGACCACAAACACTCCGAACCAGCCCGAATGAGCGATTTCAAGATTGTCTGGGACGTCGCCAATGCGCGCGGCGACTGGCAGATGCTGGCCGGGGATATCGCGACGGGCGACGACCTCGAGACAGCGCTTCTGTTCAGCCTGTTCAGCGATCGGGAAGCGGCTCCAGACGACGTGATTCCGGATGGCTCGAACGATCGGCGCGGCTGGTGGGGCGACGACGATTCCGGCGACGACACAGGTCCGACCGGCTCTCGCCTGTGGTTGCTCTCCCGTAGAACCTCACCGACGGACAAGACGCTCACGGATGCCTACGACTACGTTGTCGAGGCTATCCAGTGGCTGATCGATACAGGGGTCGTCGGTAGTTTCGCAGTAGTCACACAGTGGGTGCAGCCGGACATGCTAGGGATCGCCATTACTGCCTACCAGCCGGATGGGACCGCATTACAGACCTATAACTGGGCTTGGCCCATGGTGAACTGATGCCATTTTCACGCCCTATGTTAAGCGCGCTGCGCACCGAGATCTGGACAGACATCAAGAGTGCGGTTGGGCTGACAGTTTCACTATTGCAGAAGGCCGTCCTCAAAATCGTTGGGTCGGCGCTCGCGGCGCTCGTTTTTGGTTTATATGGCTATCTGGACTGGATCGCGAAGCAGGCAGTCCCATTCACGTCGACCGACGAGTTCCTAGCAGGGTGGGGCGCAATGAAAAGCGTCTACCTCGAAGCCGCGACGCAGGCGCAGTTGACCGTTCAATTCACCGGCGCGGACGACACGCCGCTGCCGGCAGGCACGGCCGTGAACCGCACGGCCGACGGCTTTGCCTATGTGACGATGTCTGATGCGACGGTGAGCGGCACGACTGTCACGGTCAACATCCAGGCGGTCACCGCGGGAACGGCTGGAAACTGCGATGTGGGCACGTCTGTATCGCTCGCTTCGGCCGTGACCGGCATCCAGTCTAGCGGCACGGTGACCGCGATCGCCAGCTCGGGTGCGGACGTCGAGGACCAGGATGATTTCCGCGATCGGGTGATGCTCGCGTTCCAGAATCCGACGCAGGGCGGTGCAAAACCAGACTATGTGAAATGGGCGCGCGCCGTGGCGGGTGTTACGCGTGCTTGGTGCGCGCCGAACGGGTTCGGTTCAGGCACTGTTGTCGTCTATTTCATGATGGACGAGGCAGAATCCTCGCATGCTGGTTTTCCGCAGGGCACGAACGGTGTATCGCAATACGATGAGGGTCCCGGAGGGCTTCCTCGCGATACCGTCGCGACCGGTGACCAGCTTACCGTCGCAGACTCGATCATCAACCTGCAGCCTGTAACAGCGCTGGTCTATGCGTGCGCGCCAATCGAAAACCAGATTGGTTTCAACATGACCGGTGTGACTTCGCCGACCACACAGGCGTCGATCGCTGATGCGCTTGATGAACTGATGACCCGAGAAGGAGCGCCGGCGGGCATGATCGATCTGTCGGACGTGAATTCGTCAATCGGCTCGGTATCCGGCTCATCCGGCTATCTGATCTTGTCGATCACAAGCACTGTGGGGGGCGTCACAACCACCTATCCCGCGAATACGAATATCACGAACGCCACGGGGCAGTTGCCGGTGCTCGGTGCCGTCAACTGGTCATAACCGATGCCTGCTCCTAACTATGCTGCTGCAGACTATCTGCAGGCACTTCAGGCGCTTTTGCCGCGTGGCCGCGTATGGCCACGAGATCCCGATGCCATACAGACCGCCGTGCTCTCTGGATTCACGCCGTGTTTCGCCGCGCTGACCAGCCGGGCCAACTACTTGCTGGTCGACGCGTTCCCGCCATCGACTTTCGAGCTACTGCCCGAATGGGAGTCGACGCTCGGGCTCCCGGATCCGTGTGCGGGTGAAGCACCAACGACGCAGCAGCGCGTGGCTCAAGTCGTTGCGAGGCTCACGGCGACCGGTGGTCAGTCGATCGCGTATTTCACGGCGATCGCTGCGGCGCTCGGCTATGCCATCACGATCACCCAGTTCGTGCCTTCACGCTTCGGCAAGCGCTTTGGATCCCTATTCGGCGGCACGGCGTGGGCGTTCGCGTGGCAGGTGAATGCGCCGTCATTCACGGTCAACAGCCTTCAGTTTGGTGGATCGTTCGGCACGCCGTTCGCATCATGGGGCAATAACGTTCTCCAGTGCGAACTGCAGGCGTACGCGCCGGCCCATACCACAGTCCTTTTCTCATACTCCTGAGGTCTTCATGGATCGACTTATAGCGCCGAACTCGGTAATCGCGGCGCAGGCTGATGCTGCCCCTGCCACCGGGACCCCGCAATTTGCGACCGATGGCAACCCGGCAAGCAATATTCCGGCGACGCAGTGGCCGGCATATCAGTACAACGCGTTTCAGGAAGAGCTCATTGCCATTCTTGCGGCGGCCGCCATCACGCCCGATCGCACGAAAAACAACCAGGTCGTCGCTGCTATCAAGCGATTGATGCAGAACACCGTGGTGCTAGCAGACACCGGTGTTGTTAATACATACACGGCAGTGAACTCCGTGCCGCTTGTAGCCGGCACTTGGTCTGATGGCGTCATGCAGGCCGTGAAGATCGCACATACGAATACCGGGCCATCGACCTATGCGCCGGATGGCCTTGCGCCGATTCCCATCTATGGTTTGGGACTTCAGCCGTTGCAGGGCAACGAACTGCTACTGAACGGTACCGCGATCTTGATGCATTTGACGATCGCCGGCGTGAACGCTGGCAATCCGATCTGTCTATTGATGGAATGCGCCGGTGGCGCGCAGCAGATCCCGCCTGCATTACAGTCCCAGCACGCGGCGCAGCTTCAGCAGATCGGCCACGGCCAATGCCGATTATCCGTGGCCAGCACGACGTCGCTGAAACTATCTCCGTACAACGGAAATAACGTAGTTGTGAATGGCGTACCGTTGCAGATTCCCAGCGCGGGCATCACATACACGCTCAGCGGCCTTGCTGCGAGCACGGTCTATTACGTGTATCTGAGCGGTACTACCGCGGCGCCGGTCCTTTCGGTCTCAACAACGGGGCACGTGACCGGTTCGAATGGTGTGGAAGTTAAAAGCGGTGATCCAACGCAGACGCTCATCGGCATGGTGCGCACGAACTCGAGCACGCAGTTCGTGGATACATATACGCAGCGCTTCTGCGTTAATTGGTTCAACAGGCGCACGCTAAGTTGCCAATACGCGCTTCCGTCGGGCGTCAATTTTACAAACACATCATCGGCAATTCTTTCAAGTACGTTTATCGTCGAGTTTCTTACTTGGGCCGATGAAAGCGTATTTGCAATTTTTGATGGGTACTGTTTGAACAATACTGCCGGCAATGCGGTTCAGCTTGTGTCCGGCGCAGACGGTCTTTCGAATGTTGGTTCTCCGCAGACATTCAATAGCTATAACGCTAACGCAAACGGAAACTTTAGTTCCAGTTATAACAACTTTTTTGTCGAAGGCTACCATTACACAAGCCTGTTCGGAAATGTAAACGGCGGCCAAGGAACGATCGCTATCGGGTCTCAGACAAAATGCTCTTTCCGAGGGTAGGCAGTTATGAGCGAACAAAAGTCTATTGGGCCGACATTTTTCAATGAGCTGCAAGCATACCAAGCAGCGAATGGAGTAAATCTTATCGGCCAGCATTTTTCCTGGTGCACGGATGGGACGCTGAATTTTTTCGACGATACCCCGGCCAATGTTGTCACCGGAGTGCAGTCGGTGTACGCAGCGCACAATCCCGACGCCGTAGTCGCTGTGGTAGACACCCCGGCAAGCTCGACGGCTTCCTGACTACGTTAGTTCGTTGCGAGCTCGGATGCGATTCGATTGACCTTCTTCGATGGAAAGTAGCGGTCCCGTATGCGAAGGGATGGCTTTTCAACGAACGAGTAAGTCATGCTCGACAGGAGAAGCGCGCCCGACACGTAGATAGACGCACGATACACATAGCCTCCAAGGTCTGTGGCGCCACCGAAGACGTGACCGACAAAATAGAACGAAGTCAGGTTCGACAGGTATAGGGAGTACGAAAGCTTCGCGATCCATGCTGCTGGCACTGCGATCGCCCTCGGCAAAGTTGTCTTGATGCCGAGAAGTAGAATTCCGCACACCCCGAGGGAAGTCATGGTGAACAGGAACAGTTTCACCATGAACCGCTCGCCAATCCAGGAGGGCCCCATCAAGACCATATAGATCGAGACCGGCAGAAAAGACAGGAGGCAGATCCCTGTGAGCAGCCGCAAGCCGGTTCGAGAGGCAAGCAGCTTCCGATATGCCACCGCCAGAAGCACGCCAAAAATCAGCGAGTCGAGCCGAAGCAGTGCGACCTTTCTGAGTTGCTCCTCCCAGTCCGTCGCGTACAGCGCCGCATGCGCCCTTAGGCCCATGGAAAAGAGCAGGATGGACCCTAGAGCCACTGCGATCGCAAACGAGGTCTTTCTGAATATCGCCCATGCGAACACGAACGTGAATGGCAGAAGCACGTAGAACACCTCTTCGACGGAAAGGCTCCACGCTTCGGGAAAGAATAGGGGATGCGGCGCAAGAAGATTTTGAGCAAAAAACAGATACTTGATGTCTGGCGGATTGCCCAGAAAAGCGAACCCTGTCATGAAGGACACGGTGTTGAGAGCCAAATAGAAATAATAGTTCGGAACCGTCCTGAACCACCTTCTCATCATGAAGTGCAGAATGCCCGACGGGTTGCCGTCGAAGATTTTTGCGACGTCAAGAAATATCGACCCTACCAAGAAGCCGCTAAGACAGAAAAATATCTCGACCCCGAAGTACCCCGCGAGCTCGATCGATGCGTGCAGGCGGGAACTAGGATTCAGGATTAGGATGAGCGAGTGACAGAGCAGCACGAGCATAATGGCCAATGAACGACACACGTCGAGCCACTGGTTCCGACTGGCGCGGCTATGCATTTCTGGCTGATTTCCTGTCATCGTCTTGGTTGGTGTGCATTTTGGAGATTCGTTGCGGTGGACTCTTTAGGTAACGACCGCGTGGCGCGCAAATTTTGCCATGAATGGGCAACGCGCCGTTAGGAGCGCCGCCGCCGAGGCTGCAACTTAGTTTGACGTGAGAATCGACTTGACTATGGGGGCCAATACGGCAGCCTCGCGGTCTCCCTTGATTTTGTACAGGGCGTCGTTTGGATGGATGCAATCCACCAGCATTGATTGCCAGTTTGGCAAAGAAGCAATGTAGTCGTACTGCTGGATCAGTGTTACGCCCTGCTGCTGCGCGATTTGGCGCATGATGTTGACGAAGGCTGGCAAATTTGTATAAATCGGATTGCAAACCGGGTTCGGCTCCTCGAGAATCGGCGTTCGCCCGGTTTGCCTCACCACGGCTATCCAGTTCACTAAGTCTTGCTCGTACTCGTCCGGCGTTCGAATCCGAGAATCATTGACGGCAAAATCGGCCAATACAAGCTGTGCGTCTAGTTTTGAAAGGCGCGTTGCAAACGGCTCTGTGTAGTACGGTGGCGCGCCAATGAGCGACGCGTAAGCTTGGGAGCCAGCAGCACCATTGTTAATCACCGATACGCTGGAACCGAATTGTGACTGCAGATCAGCTTGCAACACAGCCGGCGGCGGATTTGTTGAAGGTATGCAATGGCCGCTCGCATCTGGTCCCAGGCAACCTTCTATCAGCGAATCTCCCTCGGCATCGATGATTGCCGGTTTTGTGGTCATTTGTGCTTGCGCGGCCGGAGTAGAGTTGCCGCCGCCACCGCCGCAGCCACTGCATGCCATTACGAACATACCAAGAACCGATACGCACAACCCCTTTGCCATGTCTGCTCGCAAATTGTTCTTATTCCAACGCGCGATGATACACGGCACGCCTACAGCTGCTTCTCTCCATCGGGCTCCAGGGAGTCGGACGTTCCGTCCAAGTCGATAACCGCGCCGACCTCGCGCATGGTCGCTATAACCCGGTCGATGTCCGCTTGCGGGAGCGTGACCAGCGCGGCGCCCATGAATAGATTCGCTGGCGGGATGCCCTGCGGTTTGTTCTCGTCTGCATACTCGCGCCAGCGCCGGCTGCTTTTGAGACCAAGTATGCGGGCCATCTGAGTGCCGGAGTAGCCGAGCCGCTCCTTCCACTGCTTCATTTGTGCGACCGAAGGCGGGCGAAAGAGCATGTTGAGTTGATCCAATACGCGCGAAGGCGCGAAAGCGGTATTTCATGGCGAATTTCCTTTCGGATAGCGGCCGCGCGAGTGCGCTTCCTATGTGGAGCAAGATAGGCGGATTCCGCCTATGCGTCAAGTAGTGAATTGATAAACCGCCTTCGGGCGGTTTTTTTACACCCGTAGCGCCGGCGCACAGGAGATCGAGCCGATGTCGGATTTTTGGAACGAGGGTGTGAAGTCGATCGTCACGGCCCTCGGGTCGATCGGCACCTTCTGGGTCGGCGGCCGTATGTGGCGGCAGATCGATCGCCGCCGCCAGGCAGAGAGTGAAGGGGACGCCGAGATTGTGAAGGCGGACGCTGCCGGGCAAGTCGAATCGATTGCGCGCTTCGAGCGCTTAGCTACGCTGGCGGAGGAAAGAGCGGGGCGTGCCGAGCAGCGCGAACTGCTTGCGGTGCAACGTGCCGATCGGGCCGAAGAACTTATGCGAGCCGCGGAACGACGGGCAGAGGAGTCCGAGCGCCGAGCGCGACAGGCCGAGGCTGAGGTCGAGGAATTGAGGCGCCGCATCGAGAGGCTCGAGATCGCGATCGGCAACCGGAGAGCGACTGATGACGCAAATTCGTGACTGGCGCTGGTGGGTCTTCATCGGCTGCCTGATGGGTGGCTTCAGCGGCATGTTGGCGGCCGGATATTTCCTCGGGCAATGGGGCATGTCGGTCGAGCGCGCGGACTGGGCTGCTGAACGTGCCGCGTACATCAAGAATGTGCCCGTCGCTCGAGCGGAAGAACGGTCTGCATGCATGCGGGAGTACTCCGCACAGATCGACGGTCTCAAGGCAACGGCGGCGGCGCGCGATGCTCGCGACAAGCAGACAGCTGCCGACGTCGCCGACATGAAGGCGCTGATGAAGACCACAAACGATCTGGCCGCATACACGCTGCGATTCCTTGGGGACCGCGCGCGCGTGAATGATGCGCAAAGTGCGGCGGTTCTGAAGCAATCCCGCGAAGCGGCGGCAGCAGCGACGGCCGCGCAGAAGACGACCGTTCAGGTCGAGCAGAAGGTGAACGTTGCCGCGGTGAAAGCCGATGAGGCCGCGAGCACGGCAAAGGCCGTCGACAAGAAACTCGACACCGCAACACATCCGGCGCTTCCCGCCAAACCATGGGCTGGTAGCTACCGCTAGCCAGTCGGTCTTTTCACCCATAACCAGCGCGCAGCTCTGCGCGCCGGAGATCCCTATGTCCCCCGAAACGCTCGCCGCGGCGCTGCAGATTCCGCTCGCCCGTGCCTCTCTGTGGGCCGATCCGCTGTCGGCCGCGATGGCGCTGTACTCCATAGACACGCCGGCTCGTCAGGCCGCCTTTCTCGCTCAATGTGGCCACGAGTGCGGTCGCTTCCAGTGGCTTCGCGAACTGTGGGGCCCGACGCCGGAACAGAAGCTTTATGAACCATTCACCCCGAAGTCCAAAGCGCTGGGCAATACGACCGCCGGCGACGGTTTCCGATACCGGGCCGGTGGTCTTCTCGGCATCACCGGCCGGTACAACTTCCGGGTGATGGGCCAGAAGATCGGTGTCGATCTCGAAAACAACCCAGATCAGATCGTGCGCCCTGATGTCGCGTCGCTCGTCTCGGCGCAGTTCTGGACCGATCGCGATTTCAACGCATACGCCGACGCCGGCGATTTCCTGACGTTGAGCAGGGCCATCAACATCGGCAACCCGAACAGCACCGCGACGCCGAACGGCATGGACGATCGCGAACAGCTCTGGACTAGCTGCAAAGCCGCGCTCGGCGTCTCCGACTGACCGTTCCTTTTCGATTTTCCCCGCCGCCTCGAGCGGCTTTTTTTCGTTTGGAGCTTTCGATGAATTCTGCAACCTGGGTCAAATTTCTGGCTGGCGTTCTCCTGTTCGCCGCATGGTTCGTACTTGTGCTGATGCGCATCGTTCCGCCGGGCCCGCTCGTCGACGCAATCGGATATGCGCTCGTGGGCCTTGGTATCTACCACGCGACGTCGAATAGCTCATCGCCGTCGACGTTGCTCGCGTCGCTGCTCGCGCGTGTAACGCCGGCGCCCGCATCCGGCGAAGCCGTCACAGCGCCGCCGTCGGGCGCCGCAACTGCACCAGCACAGCCGTCGCCCACCGAACCGGCTTTGTCGGCGGCGCCCCTTACGGTTTCGGCGTCGGGGCCGGTTACGGTCGCTGCTCCGGCGGTATCGGCGGCCGGGACGCTGCAGTGATTCGCGCGGCGTTCATCGCGCTGCTATGCGCGAGCACGTCCGGCTGCGCCTCGCTTTGGTATGCCGGCATGGCCCGTTATGACATCGAGCCGATCACGGACTCAAAGGGCATCGCCACCAGCTGCTGCGTGCTGAAGGTTTGGAATGGCAAGCAGATGGCCACCGTCGACGCGATCTTCACGCGCTCGTCCGCCGGCGATTACAGCATCTCGCTCCGGGAGACCGACGTACAGGCCTTCCAGGGGCAAGCAACCGCCGCAGCCGCGGCATCCGACGTCGCAGCTGCGGCCGCTTCGGCTGCAGTTACGGCAATCAAAACCTTCAAGTAGGAAATCCCATGAAACGTCTCTCCATGCTGCTCGCGGCAGGCCTTGTCGCGTCTCTCACACTGCTTGCGGGTTGCAACGGCACCGTGCCGACGCTTTCCTTCCAGCAGGCGACCGCGCTCGTTTGCGCTGATGCAAATACGGCCGTCCAGATCATGACGGATGACGGTGTGTTCACCGGCGGCGCGCTGAACACACTCAACAATGAGTTCAAACCCGCTCTCGATAAGGTCTGCGCTGCGGGCGTCACGGTTACCACGCCGAACCTGCAGGCGCTCGCCGACGTCGGGCTGCCCTTGCTGAAGTCGCTCGTGAATGCATCGAACCTGCAACAGCAGGCGAAGAACTCCGCGAATGCGGCTGTCGATGTGGTGACGCTTGCAGTCAATACGGCGATTGCATTGCAGCCGGCGACGTCGACCACGATGCCAGCTGCGCCGGCGGCGCCCGCGGCCGCGAGCGGGGCAATCGCATCATGAGCAAACCGATCCGCGTTGCATTCAGCGGATCGGGCTTCAAGGTGCCGGCACACGTCGGCGCCTTGCAGGCGATCGCCGATGCCGGCTACGAGCCTATCGAGGTCGCCGGCACGTCGGGCGGCAGCATCTGCGCGGCGCTGTATGCGTCCGGCGTGTCGCTATCGGACATGAAGATGCTCGCGCTCACGCACGACTGGTCGAACATGATGTCGTTCAGCCCGCTGTCGGCGCTGCGCATGCGCGGGTTCTGCGACGGCAAGACACTGCTCGCGTGGATGCTCGATCACACCGGCGGCAAGACGTTCGCGGATCTGGCGATCGACTTTACGGCCGTGGCGTCGAACGTGGCCAACGAGGGCGCCTTCGAGTTCTCGCGCGCTGCCACGCCCGATGTCCCGATCGGCCTGGCAGTGCGCTCGTCGACGTCGATTCCCTTCGTGTTCGAACCGGTGGTGATCGCTGACGCGCTGCTGTCGGACGGGGGAATGGTGAATAACATTCCCGTCGACCGGCTGAAGGTGGACGACGTGCCGCGGCTCGGCGTGCAGCTGGTGAGTATGGAGTTGCCGCTCAAGCCAAAGGCGCGGCTGCTGCCACACCAGTTCGTCATGCGCCTGCTCGATCTGATGCTGTCGGCATGTGAATCGACGCACGTTAGCGCGGCGCAGGCCGGCGGCGCGTGCATGGCGTTCGTTGAGACCGGCTATGCCTCGACGCTTGACCGCAACATGCCGATCGAGATCCGGCAGCGATTGTTTGATGACGGCTATACCGCGACGAAGACGTCCATCGAGTCTTTTCAGCGGTTGCAGTAAGCTATTCGGGCAGCGCGAACAGCCGACGGTGCTCTGCCTTAACGGCGGCCGTCGGCGCTGCGACCAGTCAATCTATCTCCGCCGTTGGTGAGCCCGGGCGATCTGGTAGGCCGCGCGGTCGGCCGGGTCGTCCGGATCAAAGTCGAAGGCGGCCGCGCCATCGATCGATTGCCCCGGCTCGCGGTATCGCCCTCCTTTCCCTCCGATTGGGCCGACGCGGAACATTTCCGATTCGATCGCCGAGCAAGCGTCCCGAAGCGGCGCGGCCTCGCCTGTCAATCGGCCGAACTCGGAGCGTTCCGCCGCACGGGTGGCTTTCGCGAGAAGCTTGTTCAGGTGCGCCAATAGCTCGCGCTGGTGCTGAACCTCGAGGATCAGCCGCCAGACATCGCCGTTTTCTTTGTACAGCCGATACCACTCGCGCAGCTCTGCGAGTGTGGGAGGGATGAAGGGCGGTAGAGTCAC